TGTACTCAAAGATTCCTGGATAAACATTCTCGTAATCTTTAATGATTCTCTCAGCCCGCTTCATCGGGATACCCATAGTCTCGCTAAGGTTGAAAGCACCACCGCCATACACAATCAGGAAGGATACCGCCTTTGCGATCTGGCGCTCCTCTTTCTTGATGTTCTCCTTATTGAACAGAAGCTTGGCCGTGTATGTATGTAGGTCCGCGCCCTGGTTGAAGGCAAGCTGCATGTTGCCCTCTTTGGCAATGTGTGACAGGACACGAAGTTCCATCGCTGCGTAGTCAGCAGCAATAAATGACCAGCCAGGAGGGGCCGTGAACAGGCTTCTAATGTTGTTCTCAGTCTCTCTGGGGAGAGTGTGGAACGACACGCCCATAGCCTTCTGAGCGTTGTATGCAGCGCAAGACAGACGGCCCGTCGCTGTGCCGTCAAACCTGAAGTCTACGAATACCTTGTTCTTACCGTTGTAGTCGATAGCCTTCTTAGTCCCATCAATGTATGTCTTCGTAAGCTTCTCGGACTTGCGAAGATTAAGTAGGCCCTTGAGGAATCCTTGAGCGTTCTTCAGGTCCTCAGTGCTTTTACTAGCTACCACGGACTTACTAATCTTCTTGCCTTCTTCTCTGTGCTTCCACTTACTCACGGGTAGCCAACTCCTCTTCGATGTGTTCTAGTAGTAATTTTAATGTAGGTGCAGAGACCGAGGGCTTTCCCTTGGCGGTCTTGTCAGGAGGATAAAGCTCCATGCCATCTTCGCGGGTATACAAAATCTCAATCAGGTCATTATTGGAAGACAAGTTGTCCGTATTCTGAACGCCCTTGATTGAGTATAGACTATCCTCGTCTTCCATGTTCTTGGACTTAAGTTGACGGCCTACTGCATCTAGACGGCTGGTATCCACCAGTAGTCCATTATACTCCATCTCGGAGAAGGTTTCTAGTGAGGGCATGACTACATTTTCAATCAGCTTCATGACGGGCTGACCATCAAGCTTCTCCATGATCAGGTCGAAGAGCTTGAGTGTGAAGTAGGTGTCCATCGCGTTGCCTTCACAGCAATCCGATAGCTCCATGTTGGCCCAGTCAAACTTGCTGGGGTTGTCAATCGTAAGCATTACAGGTTCTCCAGTTCGTTGGCGAAGTACAGTTTGGTAAGATCCATCAGACCCTTAGGCATGTTCTCATCTAGAAGGTGATGCATGATCTTGGTGTCCCACACATTCTTAGTGTAGATACCATAGTTGATCAAGAACTTCAAGTCGAACTTAGCGTTGTGAAATACTTTCTTATTCTTGGGGTTCTGTAGGATATCACGAAGAAGAATCCAGACCTTCGGCTGGTCCTTGAATGGTGAGTCTTTATGATCCAAGGGAATGACCCAAGTGTTCTCCTTGCTGGTAATAGAGATCGTCATGATCTCATCCTCCAAGAAGTTTAGCCCAGTAGTCTCTGTGTCAACAGCCAGTGTATCTTCTGATTCTTTGAGTTGTTTATGTAGAGCTTCAACCTCATCAAAGCTCATAAGAACCTTGTACTTGAAGTCCCCAGAAGAGTCCTTACACAGGATGTACTTCTCGTATGCATTCTGAATGTCCTTCTTAAATAGAGCTAGGTGTCGAGGCTCCTTGATGCACGCCCACGGGTGAAAGATAGGAACCACAATGCATTGATGGCCCGCCTCGGTACTATACTCAAAGGATTTACCACGCTTAGTCGTGATGCCACTCTTCTTAAGAAGCATCTTCATAGGCAGGTTGCCACAGGTAAAGATTAGCTTAGGCTTAACCTTATCAATCGTAGCCTCAAGGTGCTGGCGACACAGGTTCATGTTGTTTGGTGTCATGTCACCCTCCTTAACTGAAGGGCACTTGACGGAAGCCGCCGTGACAAACTTCTCAGGGTAACTCTCCTTGAGTAGGCGCAACTCTGCCTTGCCGAAAGATGTTACGGGGAAGGGTGAGTGTCTGGTATGAGGGCGCACAGAATCAGAAAGAAAGAGTACGTTGCACTCCTCCAAACTCTCGTAATCCATGACTGAGTGGCATGGCTTGGACTGCTCAAGGATAGTGCATCCCGCGCACAAGGGATTGTCACCCAAGGGTTTATGCCCCTGATACAGGTCATCTAGATTAAACATGGCTATTATAGTGTATGAAGAAGCATTACATAGATAACGAGGAGTTCGAAAGAATCATACTATCATACCAGAATGACCCAGAAAATCACGAAGAAGAGCTAGTATGTTTATTCGACGTTCTCATAAACAACATCCTGGCTACCTTCAAGTTTAACGTGGACTCGGATGATGCCAAACAAGAATGCTTCACGCTGGTATTGAGGACCGTAAAAAACTTTAAGCCGCGCAAGGGCACGGCTTTCAATTACTTTACAACAGTTATCGTAAACAATCTGAAACTGCTTTACACAAAAGAAAAGAAGTACAATCAGAAAATAGATAACTACATAGAAAGAAATAAGGACAGACTCATTTAGTCTTCTTTTTCTTCTTGTCTGGAAGAAGGGTGTTGTAGATCATCGGTAGGTAATCCTCCGAATGAACTCCCCTATTGTTCAGATGCACAAGGTGTGGTAGCTTAGTGGTATTGTAGATCACAAAGCTGTGAGGCATATAAAAGCTATCGACAATATAGAGTGGCTGGCCCTTCTCTACGCCGTCGTAGCGTTTTTTAAGATCATCGACTAAGTTTTGACACCACTCATCCCACAAAGAGATGAACAAAATACTTAGGCTATCGCGCTCTTTCTTGTGAGATTTGATGATCTTGTTTAGATCATTCTCTTTAGATAAAAATTTTAGTTTGTACATCAGTCAGCTTCCACAGCATTTGAATCGGATAGGGATACCCCGTCCTCGCCTTCGATTACTGTGATGCCTGATGCGGCAAGCTCTTCTTTATTGTTCAGAGCATACTCTTGAACCTGCTGCACGATCTGCTGGTTCAGTGCTTCCATGCCCGTGAAGAATACAATCTTCATGAAGTCTGCGTCCGAGACTTCTCCAGGCTTGCAGACCTCAGCGAAATGCTTGTAGCCGAGGGCCTCATCTTTTGATAGTTTGAGTTGAATTTTCATTCTGTTCCTGCTCCGCTCATCTACGCGGATCTTCCAGTTTTCTACGTTAAGTTTGATATTTTCAGGCTTGGTGTCCATTGCACTATTATAGTCTGAGCAAGGGGTTATGAAAGATAATTACGATATTTCTAAGTTGAACAAGAAGAAGAAGAAAGTTAACAGTAGAGCCAAAGGCTCCACCTTTGAAAGGCAGATAGCTAAAATACTTAACGAACGCTTCAACACTAGCGAGTTTTCTAGGACCCCTGGGTCAGGAGCATTTGCCACTACACACAGCCTCCCAGATCATCTCAAGATATATGGAGACCTGATCACCCCTCAAAACTTCAAGTTCTGTATAGAATGTAAGAAAGGCTACAATGACGAAAGCATCTACAGCCTGTACAATTATAGTTCAAACTTCTGGGGATTTATAGATCAGTGCCAAAAGGATGCTGATAAGTGTGGAAAGTTCCCGATGTTGATATTTAAACAAGATCGACAAAAAACCCTCGCCGTCATCCCCTCTAATATAAGTATATTAAATACTAATAAGTATATAGAAATACATAAAGATAATATATATTATAAAATATATCTATTCGATGACCTATTGAAGGAAGAAGATATCATTTGGCTTGATTGATCAAACCTTCTAGGAGCTTAACCTGCTTCTCAATGAAGTTATACAAGGTGCTCTCCTCTTTGTTACTAGATTTCTTAGCAGGTGGGGTAGTAAACCCTTGACCCATCTTAGGACTAAGAACCGCTCCCTTAGACAGGTTGAATGCAGTTCTAGTCTCTCTGCCATTAGTCGTACTAGTTCCTTCAAACCCTAGAGTAGCCTCTAGACCATCGACAGTAATAACGAAGGAGCTTCCTGATCTGCTAGGCTCTATGCTTACATCACTGCTTGAATCATTAAGCATATCAAAAAACTTGTTGTGATTAACAGCCACAGATCTGTTTTCATTGTAAGAAGTTACTAGCTGTAGAATGTCCCGCTGGTTTCCACCAGTCATCATGGCGTTTCTAATCACCCAATCTTTAGCGGCTTGTTGTCTTTCAGGGTCTTTGAGAGCGTCGGAAACCTTTTTTACTCTGGCCTTCCTCTCCATTAGCTCCGCTCTCTTATTAATTTCAGACTTATCGTTGAAATCAATTTTGCCTACGAAGGCATTGCCCATCTCTCTAGTGTCCTCAGATGTTTTTCCTTTAAACCCTAGAGACTTTACAACAACCTTCGACATCATGGAAAGAATTTCTCTTGGAGATACTCTAGTAGTTCCTTCGTCTCCATTGTAGATTATTCCATTTCTAATCTTAGATCCAAGGCCAGCCACTTCGGACTCTAGCTCATCCTCAAAGTCCAGCATTGCCTGTCTTCTTTCTTGACCCGCAGCACCTCCTCCGAACTGAAGGTCGTCGGCCCACTTATAGAAGTCTTTTCCAATCTTGTCGTCTGCAAGCTCTCCCCTGACTACGCCTCTACGTCTATCAGTAGAGTTGAACTCACCCATTTTTACAGATCCAATACCGTCCTTCTTATCCTTCTGACCGATACCTATTTCAAACATACCCTTCTCTTTATTTAAGGTAACGGCCTTCTTTGGGTTCAACCCAGCACGTTCAGCGGCAGCGAGAGCGTCCTCCTCAGAGTTATATAAAAGAACACTATCCGCTCTGGCACCCGTACCACCACCTTTCGCGTAATCGTAAGAATCATCAGCGCCCATGAACTTAACAAACTCTTGGTGCTTTCTTACAACCTCCAATGTATATCTAATAAGCTCATCACTCTTAGACATCTCAAACTGTTCCATTAAAATCTCCTCTTCATCAGCCATTCCTAGATCCTTGGCAGGAGGATCCGCTCCTTCAGAAAGCGTCTGTTGAGCGAACTCTCTTAATGCTGTCTGCTTCTCCAAGATGTAAGAAGCAATATCTTTGAACGCTTCTCGTCTCTCTTCTGGAGTTATATCTTTTCTGTTTAATCGAACTGCTAACTGAAGAGCCTTCTCATTAACCGTTCCTCGGATGGTGTTTAGTGCTTTGTTGTTGGTGGAAGCGGAGCCTAAAGCAGTAGGCTTGAAAGATTCTCCACAGCTTTTTTCGGCAGCACCGAAGGCGTCTTGATACAGATAAGCACTGTTTGTGACGTTTACCACGATACCATCAGAAGGTCTTCCCGTTGCTTCATCTATATCTTCTCCAAAAAGAACAAGTCTACCCTTTCCTCTAGATCCAACTCTGTTTTTTAACTCAGCACAACGCTCTTCTTTGTTGTCATCATTAGGGGGATCTGTAATGAAGGATAGCAGAATGTCATTACTTTTAAGAGCATCGTTAATTAGACCTGCGGGAAGGGGTTGTTCCCTCTCATCAGGAGGGTCACTTATACTAGTTCCGTTAGCAATTTTCCAGGTCATGGAAGATTTTGAGGATCCTGTGATAAAGGTCTTTTGGCTTTTACACCACTTGATGCTGGTGCCTAGTCGATTGGGATCCCATTTCTGACAGTAACCCTCTAGTGCTTCCTGAGTTTTCTGTAGTGAAATCATACCAGCATTGATGTTAACTTCATCATCTGGATTTATGGAGTACCCTTGGTCTACAAACTGCCCCGTCCTTGTAGCTAAAAATTGCTCTCTCGCGGCGGCTTGATCAGCCATGGTTTGAGCCGCTTGATCTGCTGGTGTAGGGTCTGGAGCCTCTCCCGCCATTGCCTTTAGCAAGGCATCTTTCATCTCAGGAGCGGAACCTTCGTCGTTAAAGCTACCATCTTTTAAGATCTGAACAGTAAATGGTCTACCTCCGATACTTCCATTAACATTAACACCGTCATCCCCACCTTTAGATTTGTTATACTTAAACTTTTCTAGTGCGGGATAAGGGGTGCCTGTTATGGGAGCTTCATCTCCTTCGGGAGCATTTTTAAGTATGTTAATAAGTTCCGCTTCAGGATTGCCTACCTGCTCAGTGATATATGTAAGCTTATAGGTCCTCTTCTTGAGCTTACCATAGCTCTCCAGTAGTTCTGAGAAATAATCCATACCTTATAATAGATGAAAAAAATAGCCCCGCCCACACAGGTAAAGGACGGGGCTAAAAACCTACTAATTTTCCTTGATCAGGAGGGGTTTGAGTAGTTGTAGACGTTCATGAAGTCGTACTTGAAGGTAACCGTAAGCGTGTGAAACTGGCTCTGAGCGTAGTTAAACTCAGAAGCTTCCCAAGAAGATGGATACACTCCGTAAAGCTCGATGGTTGAGTGAGGAGTTAAAGTGTTGTCCAGCATCACAACTTCAACTTTGTCTGCCTTGAACGTAACTCCTGCTTGACCTCCAGGCTGGGCACTCTTCGTCATCTCACCAGTGACAGGATCATAGGTGTGCTTGAAGAAGCGGAACAGATCAGAAGCGGTCTCTCTAAGATAAAGGTTATCGAAGGTAACCGTAAGGTCCCCTGGAGTGGTCTTGCCTGGGTAGTGAAGCTTATCATTGACACGATCAATCGTGATAGCTTCGTTCTTCATGGAAAGACCACCAACCTGCTTCGCAGCGAGGGTAAGATCTGTTGAGTTTGTGATGTCCTCAGGCAGTCCGAAGAAGTGAATCTCGAACTGATATGTCCTGACGGAATCTAGATCAGTGGACACGGTAGGAAGACCCTGACCTGGGGTGAAATTTCTTCCGTACTTTTCCTTATAGTAAGATGTTGCCATTAGTTATCTCCTTATAGGTTTCCTAACTGAGCCGACTGGTTCGTCAGGTTAATTTCAAAGATGAGGATCTCAGCAGTCTTGGTAGGCTTAACAAGAACCTTAGTCCAGAGTTCGTTACGATCAACTCTGATTGGAGTGTTCACTGTCTCGTCACATACGACACGGAACTCAGTGATGCCCCGCCTTCTGCGGATGTCATCAAGGAAGGGGTTGAGAACTCCCTCAATCTGCGCCCAAGTAAACTCGTCGTTAGGCTCGAAGACAAATCTCTGCGTAGAGAGAAGGATGATCTTACGAATGTAGATCATGAGTCTGCGGACATTGATACGGTCGAGTGCCGTTGGGTTTCTTTGAGTAGTTCTTTGACCAAAGATAGTGATACCCTGCTGCGGGAAGTTAACGATGGGGTTGATTACGTTACCTCCGCTGTACAGGCTGTCTCTATCGCCTTGGTTGAGCTTAACCTCAGTCTCTGAGGGCTTAGTGAGGCGACCTCTACGGAAACCAGCAGGAGCAAACCAGCTATCGGCAACCGCATCGGTGTAGGCCATCTGACGAGCCGCAAAGATAGTAGGATCTAGGAAACGATCCTTACCGTCGAAGGTAGAGAAAATCTTGACATGAGGCCAGTAGATGGCAGCATAGGAACTGTTGATCGCAGCAGTTCTGGAACCTGCCGTGCTAGAGGACTTTCCGTTACTCCAGTCGATAGCATTTTGAACTGTGCCGATAGCAAGAGGAGGTGCAACCAGCGCCAAGAAGTTTTGTGTGGTCTCAGCGAGAGTAATTAAAGCATTCTGTACAGCTTGCGTGTACACTCCAGGAACTAAAGCTATACCGATGTTAAGAATCGGATCGTCAAGAGCTTGCATACCCGTCTTGGGATCCTCTGTGGCATCACCTATGAGAGAGGTTGTTTGATCGGAGTCGTCTCCGTTAGTTCCTCCAGCAAGGTTAGTTGCCGCAGACTGTACGAGCTTTACGAATCTACCTCCAGCATCGGTCAGAGGGGCATACTCCACTTCTCCCGTGATGCCTCCACCAACAATAGCCTTAGTCCTAACTTTGAACAATCCACTTCCAAAAAGAGTTTCGGCGGTGTCTATAAAACGAACAAGTCTAGCAGCAGTGGCATCGGACCCACCTTTTGTTAAGTTACCTTTGATTAGTTCAGAAGTTGGGTTATCCTGACCAGTATTAATTACGTCCTCAAGGAATACACCAGAGCCTACAAAACTGCCCTTAAAGGTTTCTTCAGCAACACCGTCTTGGTTGACGACAACACTAAAGTTTTGAGAGCCTAGGCCGTTGATAGTTATAGTGTTGCCACTAGTATCTCCGTTCGTTTTAACACCGCCGTTGTACCCAGTACCAGGAAAAAGACTTTCAATGTCATAGGAGCACCCAGTAGCAGCAGTTTCCTCCGAGGTCATGAACGTAGATCCAAAAACCTTGATGGCGGATACTAAATCACCAGAAGCTCCGAAGCCCGCGCTTCCAGCACTAGGCGAATATACTTGCCTGAGTGCATCAGCACCTTTAGCGGGATCAAAAGTTGTTCCAGAACAAGAACTTACTGAAAGAGTAGCGCCTGATCCAGCGAAGCTGCCTACGATTGCTCCAGACAGACCCAGGTTGCTCGTTCCTACGGCATCATCGTCGAAGACGCCAACCTTGTCAGCATCCAGAGCGCCACCAATAATGCTCCTTAGGGCAGCGGCCTGTGATGGAGCAGTTCCTACGGGAACAACAAAATCCTTACCTGCTCCACCATTGTCTGTGAACTGAGCCGCACCTTCGTTGTCGGTGACTTGAATTCTAAGAGTAAGAGCACTAGCTCCAGTGCCTGTTCCTCCGAAGCAGTTTGCTACATCAACGCCCGCATCAGGACCAGAGACGATTAGCGCAGGGCAGCTTCCTAAAGGCATTGTAGCGGAGGCATCAGCAGCAGACTCGTTAGCGGCTCGAACAAAGTAGAGAGAGTTCGTTGTCTCTAGAATTTCAAGACCGCCCTCAAGAGCCTGACCTACGATATCCTCACTAGGCTCACCAAAGGTTCTGATCAACTTGTTCTGATCGGTAATCAGGGTAGCTTTGTTGGTAGGTCCTTTAGAGGCGAAACCAACAATACCTACGATTGATGTGTTAATCGAAGGTGCGTAATCGGAAATGTCTTTCTCAATGGTGTAAACACCAGGGCTCACATAATTAGGCATAACTTAGTCCTCAAGCGTTAGAAATTTTAAAAATTCTGCGACGGTGCAGAGTTTTGATCTGTTCTGTTATGTACGCCTCAGGAACCACAATGGACTCCCCAGGCTTCATGTACTTTTCAAGACACCCCGTTTCTGTGTTGAAGTATACTGTAATTGTTTGCATACAATCGTTTTTTACAACCTTCATGACTAATCCTCTCTTTAGTATGTACCCTTTCTTGCTGGTTTTTGTGAAACTTTTTTACTGAGCAAACACTTTATCTTGTGTTACCTGAGTCACTGGCGATGAGTGCGGAAGGAACCCATGTCCAGCGATATTATCTGCGACCAGGGAAACAACGCTATTCTCTACAAATACTTTAGGAGCCCCAGGACCTAGTATAACTCCTCCAGCAGTATCCACCCCTACGCGACAAGCTCCCTTTCCGACAACAAATACCTTACTGCTGCCCGTCTGTGGGTGTCCGCAGGTTGCGGCTGTTCCTTCGTCTGAGATAAGTGGCATTAGTCCGTCTTTATTTTAAACTCTTCGATTTGACCCGTAGAAGTTATTAGGAACTTGGGGCTGGGAATGTACGTCTTTAGAGTTACGTTTAGTGTTTTCTTAATAACTCTATCTTCTTTATCTTTAGCAGACATGCTACCCACAGCCTCCTCACTGTCTACAGAAGCCTTTGCAAGCGTTGAGTAGGTGGTGTAAATATCCATTTCAGGGTTGAATTTCAATCTTATTTGTTCAAGGATTTGATCCATATCAGCCATGTACTTGCACCAAACATTAACCTGATACTTAATATTTACAGGTCTAGGCGCTAGGCTAACGATTCTAATGGCTCTATTCATTTCTTCGTCCCAATATTTTTCGTGAATCAGGACGCTCTCATACCTACGCCGATCATCATCGTTGTCCGATACAGTCTGAGAAACAGATATAATTGGAAGAATGATATTGTTTTCTTGTTTAAGTTTGGCTATGGTTCTTTCTGCGTTGCCATGCACACATTGAACATCCACAAAAGCATCTTCAGAGTTAAAGTATCCGATATCGTTGAAAGAGGCTATCATGGATCTTAAGGACTCTCTGTATACGAACGATATGTTAGACTTAGCCTGGGTCATCTTGAATATCTTAGCTCGAACATCCCCCTCCCTAGTACCCCAACTACGGCTTCGACTAAATACTGAGGACGCACTCCAATCAGTAGATACAGACTCATTTTTGCCTGGAGTATCTGGAGAAGGAGGGACGAAGCTGTTTGATGTTAAGAATTCCCAGGTGGGGCCATTAGTGACAGCGGTAGCATCTCCATAATCTTTAGTGCTTACCACTTTCCAGAAGTAATTAGTGCTTTCTTCTAACGCTTCTTCAAGCTTAAATCCAGCGGGGCCTCTGTGTACAACATCAGCCTCAGTGAAAATGGGTGAAGTTGAGAAGTAAACCTTCCAACCAGTAGGCGCAGTCACAGGGTCGTCCACCCAAGATATTGTGGGGTTAGCCTCAACATCTGTAGCCTCATATGCTGGTGAGGGATTGGTAGGTTTTTCTGGAATTATAACTCCTCCACCACTCACTTGGAAAGCTCCAGGCTCACATTGAGTCTGTGGCCTCTCTACTCCTAGTATATCAAACTGAGGAACATCAGACACAACAAGAGGGCCAATGCCCTGGCTTAGTATATCATTGTCGCTATCAATTGCAGGAGTTGGATCACCCGACGCAACATGAATAGCATGGAATCCTGAAGTTTGTGGATCGAGATCAGTCGTTCCCGACACAGGGTTCCTACTACCTAATCCAGGAAAGTCTCCTCTGAGTCCGTAGTTTTGTCTACTTCCTAAAGTGGAGTGTGTAGCTGCGCCAGAAATTTCTTCCAGATCCGCTACTGTAGAGTTGTAAGCAAGAAGGTTTACAAGCTTACTATACACGGTGCTATTAGTTGATCTGAGGTCAACTCTAATAGCCCTATCGTTGCCTAAGAAAGAGCAGTTAATTAGCTCAAATCTGTGTTCAAAATTATCGCCTCCATTGTATCCATAACTGACTGGGAAAGCAAAGTTATAGAATACTCCATTGTCTATCTCAATGGGGTCCGTCTGAGAACCTAGGTTATATTTAGTTCTTCCATCAATGCCTATGTTGGAATTGCCTGTTTCATCATAGAATATACAGTTTTGGAAAATAGTTCCTTCTTTAGTGTTGGTGTCCTGGGTAAGATCGAAAAGCGATTTGGAGTTTTGCACTCCTACTAAACCGAAGGCTAACCCGTCAAAAATAGTATAATCATCTTGAAGCGTGTGACCTCCAACACTGGTCTCTAGGCGGGATCCAGTTCCTATAAGGCCGTTGTGTTGATCGCCAGAAGCAGCCTGATATGTAATGAATCTATCTTCATCAGCCTCTAGGTTTGTTCCAAAGTTAACCGACTCACGGAAAACATCATCATTATGAACATCGAAGTTTACTTTAGTATTGTCTACAACAAGACTAGATCCCACCATATCTGCGATAGTTGCATTAGCTAGTGTGAATGTGGTAAAGTCTCTACCACTTGTACCTATACTAAAGGTAGATGTATCTACAGAGGAGACAGTTGTGCCCCAAGCACCTGGGTTATTACCTACTCTAGTGTTTCCCAGGATGTCAGTTGTAGGAGCAAACGAACTTGCTCCTCGTCCAATAGCTTCGTTGTTCGCATTGTCGAACAAGATACCTGAAGTTCCAACAAAGATAGCACTAGAGGTGTCTGGAGATAATGATCTAGTGATTGGAAGATCAACACCTATTCCAAGAGCCTCAGCACCTTGAGTGGGGTTTACTTTGGATACGTTCCCCGCACCCGACACATCAATAGTTCCGTTTTGAATTCTTACAAAACCTTGATTGTCCGCAGTTCCCTCATTTAGGTTGATGTTATTGTACAGGCGGAACTTATTTGATACGGCTTGCTCTGTATGGAACATTCCCTTGGTATAGTTTCCTTCAAAATTCTTTACAAGTGTGTTGTTTACGGCGCTAACGTTGCAAGCTGCGCCAGAATGCTCTAGTTGAACAAGGTTAGGAGTTGCTCCTATGTTGTTAATAAGCACCAGAGGATCATCTTCAGTTCCTGCATAGGCCACCGCTCCTTGCCCCCGCCACCCCGCATATTGTGGAGTCGATTCGGTCTCCAGAAAGCAGCTTTCGACGGTAATCCCTCTGAAGGGGGTATTTGCAACAGCGAAACCACCAACTGTTCCAGCAGCATAAATACCTTTGAATTTAAAATACTCCGCTGGTTCTGCGAATGTAAAGGCATTAAATGCTATCGAACCTTTGTTTACTACAGCACCTAAAGGCTCAGTAGAACTAAGAGTAATAAATCTATCTGAATCACCCGAAACTGTATTAGAGATGTTTGTAGCTCTAGCATAAGATCCAGGAACAATATGGAAAGTAATCCTAGCGTTTTTTGATGCGATGTCTGTGCTACCGAAAGCACTCAGCGCAATGTCAGGCATATCACCAAGAGCTAGAGATATAGTAGTGTAGTCTTGTCCACTAGCTCCAATGGTCCTTATGGTTTCTGTGAGAGGTAGAGCGACCTCGAAAGCTCCTGGGTTAGCTGTGGCTCCTGATCTTGGGTTGCCTTGAATGTCCGTAGTAGGAACAAGTGTGCTAGATGCAGGACCAACACCACCACTGAGAACCACGTTCTGTTCAGCGTCAGCCAACTGACCTGTTCTTGGTAGGAAGATTGCATAATCATCAGCACCAGAAACAGAAGAAGGATCAAGTCTGGTCGTAGTAGTAACTGGATAAGGGGAGCCTTGGATGGCGGCGGGGAAAGGGCCAGTTCCCGTTGAGAAGCAATTGCTCCCCGTGATCGTCGGGCTTGCGACTGCTTGATAAGCCGCGCCGCTTGTCACGAGCCCGAGGTGATTGATTAGCGTCAGGTTCGCGGCGCTGCCATAGTTGCGAATTGCATAGCTGCCGGAGGAGACGATCGCCGTGCTGTTGACCAGATGAACGTGAGCCGCTGTGCTCGTCCCGAAGATATAGAACCCGTATCCGTTGGTCGCGTGCGCGACGCAATTCAGACAGCGCACGGGGTTCAGAGCCGTGCCATTCTGAAAGATCGCGACGTCCGAGTTCGTGTTTGCCAGAACTAGACCGTCCACGGTGACTCCATCCGCGCCGATTGCGAGGGCGTAGGACGCGGAACTCTTGAGGACGATGCCCTCGAAGTGGATAAAGTCGTCGTAGAGCCCTGCCGTGTTTCCACTGGAGCCACTCACAATCACGCCCGAGCTAAGGCTCCCCCCGTGCTCGCTGCCGCTTGCTGGACGATAGGTGACGTTGCGAGTCGCGTCCGTCGTCAACGAGCTGTTGAAGCTCACGCTCTCCGCATACGTCCCCGCGTCCGCCTCAAATTTTATTTTTCCGTTGTAGTATCTTAGATCCTCGCCACCAATGGCGCTAGTAGCAATATCTACAACATCCGACTCAGCCAAACTAAACGTAGAATAATCTCTACTCGGTCCAATTGTTCTTAGAACCTCTATAACAGGGAAGTTTCCGTCTAGTTCAAACGCTCCTGGGTTTGCAGTAAGGCCACTCCTAGGGTTGCCTAAGATGTCAGTAGTAGGTACGAGGGTACTGGAAGCTGGTCCCATACCTTTCTGCCACACAGCGTTGCCTGACATATCTATTAAAGCTTTAGTTACCCCCATGTACACCGCAAAGTCCGTTGATGGGCTGGATGAGGGGTCGGTGATTGAGAAGGTTGGTGTTATTGGATAGGGAGATCCTTGAATGGCAACGGGCCATGCTTGAACAGAGGGTCCAAAGTTGTTTTCTCCTGTAGGGATGACGTTGAAGGCAGTCGCTCGATCACTTAGAACGAGGTTGTTACTCATTTCATGAGCAACTGAAGTTCCTATAGTTGCTGCGGCAGTGCCTATTGCAGGGATATTTACGTTACCAAGTACAGTGTTGTTTAACAACCTAGTGTATAGATCTCCGCTGCTATTATTGTATATGTATATGGCGTATTGATTATTACTTCTGTCTGCTCGGATTACGTTATTAAAAACTTCTATAGGCTCATACTCAGAGCCCGCAAAGTCTTGCCCTAATCTAACTGCTTGCCTGTTATTAAATGTTTCTATAATGTTATTTTTTACTATAACACCTACAGGACCTGACTTAACAGTAAAGTTAACTTTTGTTTGAGTGAGAGATTCATTTATGTTATGGATAACAAAATTATCAAACGTAGTATAACTGTCCTTTATTTCAACGTGATTTCCAACCGCACCAGCAACAGACACAATCCTAACACCACTGTTGTCGTACCCCTGATGTCCGCTATCGCTGGCTGCTGTATAGGTTATCCTACGAGCATAGTCTTTTTGTGGTATATCGGTGCTGTGATCTATTCGGAAATCTTCTACATACTCGCCAGCATCAACATCAAAAACAATTTCAGCGTTATGATAAATGAGATCTTTATTAACTACCTCATCGTTTATTACAGCACTTGTAGCTATGTTTACAATATCGGCCTCAGCCAACGTGAATGTACTATAAACGTCAGGCCCTGTGTCCGTTTTTGATATTCTCCTGCTGATAGTATTTAATTCGGGAACGGAATAAGCTCCAGGAAGAGTTGTGGTGCCTGTTCTTGGATTACCTAAAATATCTTCCGAGGGAACTAGAACTCCCATGTATGTGCTAGAAGCAGGACCAACGCCTTTTGTTTCATTAATTAGATTGTTTTTATAATCTACAAAGTTTGATGTCCTCACTGAGTAGTAAGGATTATCTGTAGCACTTGGCTCTAGCGCAGAGAGGGACCATCTATCATTACTAGATTCTCCATAAACTGTGGTCCCAGCACCAAAAGTCCTATCAGGTAGATAGCCGTTAATCCAGTTTCCAGACGTTGTTGGATAGTAAACATTAGAGGTATTTGAGTTTGGAGAGTTACTGTTACCATGACCAAAACTATAATTATTTATTGTTCGTATTAAGGCTTTATCATAGTTTGTAAATGAAGTAGTTCCAACAGCATAAGCGTTAGATTTTATATCAAACGTGTTGTTAATAAGCTCTATATGAAAGAAGTGACCACTAGCCGCATTGCTCCCATACAAAACACCCCCCTGAACATTTTGTGTGGGGTCAGTCCTTAGGACACAATTTTTAATGGTGAAAGGATATCTGTATGTTCCGCAGTCTTTTGTCCTGTACCCTTGAGATATAATTCTAGGGTTAGAAGTTCCAGAAAGAACAAACAAACAACCATCTAATGTTGTTCCTATCGTTCCCTCTTCTTCAAATTGATTGGAGGTGAAAAGCTGATAGCCACCACCTGTGCCCCTTAAGTCTTTAAATTGGATATTTTTAAAGAGTGTATGTTCAATATTGTTGTTTACTATGAATCCGCTTCCAGCCAGGACAGACCCTTGATCTCGATAACCGTTATGATTATCAACTCCACTGAAAACTATATTTCTAGTTGGATCAGTGACTACTGTACCTTTATAGGTGTTGACTGCACTGTCAAGATGTCCAAGCTCTCCTGAAAGAGCAAAGACTAATCTTTTGTTTGTCATGAAAAGATTAGTTCCCAACCGTTCTGGTTGTGCGGATAGCTCAACGGCACTGGTACAGATGTTTACAATATCCCCTGTTGCTAGTGGCATCGTAGAGTATTGCTGTCCTGGGCCAACTGTGCGGACAATTTCTACCGTTTCTTCGCCTACGGAATAAGGCCCAACTAAAATACTAGACGCATCTCTTGGGTTGCCCAGCATATCTGTGGTGGGAACAATAGAGCAAACCTCATGAGATAGCCCTTTCCCTACAGCATTATTGTGTGGTGAGGCTAACGATCTGCCTGTCCCCGACAACAGTGTCATTGTATTGCTTATTAGCAATCCTCCCCCAGTATCGTATAATTCCTCAGCACGTTCCGCAGCGAGATACTGCCCTGCTGATGGCTCATATAAACTTGGAGAGTAACGAAGCCAGTTGTTTTCTTGAAGTTGTCTATATACCGCACTAGATCCATCGAATTCATTCGATGGCTGAATCGCTTCTCCAATACCGTAATCACCAAAACTTCTAAGTAAGGTAGAAGAGGGACTTAGGTATCGCCCCAAGTTTCCTCCACCAGTTATTTGAAGTTCTTCTTCGGTAGCAGAGTTCATGACGTAGTATATGTCCGCGCCCCCTCCACCCAGAACCTGTGTCGTGCCGTTCCCTTCATTATATCCGTCGGGCCTAGGAACGGAATTTGTTGTATTTGTTGTATGAGTGCAGTTTACTATATCAGCATAAGTAACACAAGGATAGATATTATTACGTCCAATGAATCTTAAAGTTTGTCCGTGTGGACCTCCTCTCCACTGAGAATTAAAATTACAATTAACAATCCTAACGTGAGTTTCTTTGCCTGATCCTGTGGGACTGTTAACAATATCAACAGCCTGAGAATTTCCTAAAAAATCACAATTTTCTACAACTATGGGATTGCTTCTTGAACCTAAATTATTTAAGTTAACAAAAGTTGCTCGTTTTGCCCCGGTCCTATTGTCAGTGTTAAAATAGACTTGATAAGGATTGCTAACAAATATATTTTTTAAATGTATCCCAAAAAGACCGCCAGAAGCAACGCTATCGTAAGGGTATGTTTCAAACCATTTATCTCCAGGAGCAAAAGCAGTAGGCTCTACAGAACCATCTCCAATAGGAGTGCCATTATTTATAAAAATACCATCAACAGTCCAGTTTGATCCTCGGCATCTAATGGCTGGACTACTTGTTACATAAAAACTCACTCCAGTATTAAACCTACCTCGATGCCTTTGCGAAGCTGTGGCACTTAGCTGAAGCCGACGTGTTTTATCTGTGTCGTAAAAAGGTAAATCTAATCTTGTGTATGCCCCGTATTGACTGGGCGTAGAACTAAAAGCCTCAAAAACTAACTCACAGTTAGCTTCTAGTAAGCTGTCCGTTCCATAAGCTGAAGTTTCTGTGTCAGATAATAAAATGTCACTAATATCAGCTATGCCCAGGTTCCATGTGCTGTAATTTTTTTCGTGCCCTAAACTTCTAACAACTCTAACAGTCTCACTAGTGTTCGCATACGCCCCTGGGTTCACGGAGGAGCCTGTTCTTGGGTTGCCTAGGATATCCGTCGTGGGAACTATAGAACTTACGTCAGGACCCACTCCACCGCTTACAAGGGAGTTCTGGGGGCTGTCTAATAGAATACCACGGCTCTTGACATAGATCCCGTAGTCACCCGCGCCAGAAACAGAGGAGGGATCGTAGAGAGTAGTTTTTTGTATTGGGTTTGGACTACCTTGAAGTGAAGTGGGCCATGTATAAGTGCCGTTGAAGGGGGGTAATGGAAGAGCAGGTCTATTGGTTGGATTAGAAGCGTAATTGTTTGAACCTACAAAAGTGCAAATAGCTGACGGACCATATCCACCTATGGGCCGCTCCGATTCTCCAACAAGAATAAAATTATTTACAGCAGTAAGAGCGTAAGTGTTGCCTAACGCTCCAGCACCGATTCTTAACGGAGATTGAGTCGAAATGTTTCCATCATTAATTAACGTATTATTAACTAAATGGTAGTGCGCCTGAACATCGGGTCCGGTGTCATAATTAGGTGAGTTTAATCCACAAGCACACCTATGAAATACATTATTTTTTATTATGATTGGGTACGTTTCAGTGCCTACCTTAGCATATTTACGGTACTCATCACTTAAGTTTCCTATAGACCCTAGTTGAAGTGCATTAAGATTAGATTGAGTTGATGCAATAGACTCAGGAAGATTAAAGAAACAGTTAACAAAAGTAACTCCTTGGGTGGCTATTGGTAAGTGAACATTATAGCGGAAATTATGAATCAGACTTAAATAAGAAGGAAGCGCATTAAAAGAGAAGCCGTTGTCATTAGAATCAAATGACAACCCAGAGAAAATCATAAAGTTTTCTCCCGCAGTTATGCCCGTCGAATTTTGGGAATTAGGATTAATTATCCGCACACCTGTACCACCAATACCTGTGTGCTGATCTCCTACGGCTGGCCTAAAAGTTATATTTCTTGTCTGATCACACTGAAAAGGTCTAGTGCTATTAAACACAGTAATATTCGAAGCTAACTGAAAAACAGAGTCATTGTATAGTTCAAAAATTAGTTTTCCGTTGTAACCAGCAAAACTATGCCCACCAAACTCTGCCACAGCGACGTTTGTTATGTCAGCAACAGCAAGTTCTATGGTAGCATAGTCTCTACTATTTGTTCCTATGGATTTTATTACCTCCGTAGGATTGTTGTACTCACCTAAAGAAGAAGTTAGCGTAGCCCAGGCTCCAGGAAGGGTGGTGGCACCAGATCTCGGATTGCCTACGAGGTCAGTGGTTGGAACAGAAAGAGAAGATACAGAGGGACCTGCGCCTGAAGTCTCAGTAATCTTTTGCCCACTAACATCGAATAACTGCATAGAGCTAACATTGTGAATCATCGCGTTGAAATCTTCACAAGTTATCGCAGGAGTAGCAAAAATTCTACGCAGAGGACCTCGAATAGCCTCAGGAATTTCTTGACTATGACCGAAGTAATTAAATCCTCCAGTTAGTGAAAGCGTCCCGGTTCCGGTCTGATACCATGCGTGATCAATCGCACCTATACAGTTGGTGACCTCCAGCGTAAGGTCGCCAGCAAAGTTTACAGCAAAAGCCCTCTCTCCTATGTACTCTCCCAAGAAAGAACAGTTTATAACTTTAGCGTTTCCTTCGTAAGTTGCCCCTGCGGTAAAAGTTATAACATCTGAATACTTTTCCAGCTTCTTGAATACACAGTTCCTAAAGGTTACTCCCCAATTCGCATTAGTAACTGTTTCTGAGCTGTTTCTATTATTTTTATTATCAAACAAACAAGAATCAATAAAGACACCCGAACCTTCACCTATCAGCAAGCTGCGAAGATAGGTAGTATTGTCAGGCAGAGAGAAGGTTAAACCAGAAAATACTAGATCACTCATTTGAGTGACGAATGAGTAAGTGCCTCCACCAGTAAACTCTCTAATTACACCTGTGCCGAACTCACCATTATGCTCACTGCCTGGAGCGGGCTTGAAAGTTACTTGGTGATCAGCGTCTCCACTGACCGCAGCATCAAAAAATACTGTGGACTCACTGTAGGTTCCCGCGTCTACTTCAAAAACTATAGCCTCGTCTTCGGCAACTAAATCAGGAGATGTAGGAATATTTACTATATCTCCTTCAGCCAGGGTAAACGTAGTGTAGTCTTTACCTACACCTATAGTTTTTGTATAAACAAACGCCATACCTTATATACTACTCTGGCGCTTTGTCTATGATTTTTGGCTCAAACTCAGCCCAAGTAAATTTGATGTCTTCTGGTGCTGTAGCATAAGGTGCATAAGTTAGGAACGCTGGATCATACGACAGATCCACACCGTACCTACGCTTCTCAACCATGATAGGTAGCCCAGAAGGATCCAAAGGATCCTCCTCCTCAAGGGGAACCATCAAGTTCATGATCTCTGAGTCAATCACCTCTCTATCCGTGATGTAACAAAACTCGAACCTAGTGGGGGCGTTCTGCTCCACAACTGTTCCTGGGCTTTGCTCTGCATCAAGTGCCTGAATGATATCGTTGTCATCATAACTTACCAGAGTATCTGGTCTACAAACTACAAGTAAAACTGCCATAACTATCTCCTTATATTTCTACTATGTCGCCCCCGTAGCCGCCAAGGTCATCGCTGACCTTTGTAAGTGGGGTGTCTTGAACGTCATCGGAATCTCTGAGGAGCTTGGCAGAGCATACTAAGTGATAAACTCCATAAGATTCAAAGCTATCCTCTACCACCTCAAAGATCTCGTATTTTTGATTTTGGAAGACAGGCTTGATGACATCTCCAGGGATGACAGATCTACCTAGCTTCCTCTCTATATAGCTCTTATTAAAAGTAAAGAGTTGATCGTTGTTTAATTCAATACCAAACTGAGTAAGCTCCTCACTCATAGCCACAGGATCATAATGACCGTGAACCATGATGGGAGTTTTCGATACAGGCTTATTCCTAGACTCCATATAAACCTCATCGTACTCATCAGTTTGATAGTATTTATAAAAGTGAAACTTTGAGCCAGCAAGACGAATCATCTCATCATCTACAAGGTTGAACAGATTGATGTCGGGGTTATCCTGATCAAATAGGTTCAGAAGCCCCTCACCCTCATCCAGATCAGGGAGTTCGGGAAGCTTCGTTGTTACCTTGTAGTTCTTGTTGCTCATCAGGGACGGCCACCTTTCGGGTAATCAATGGAATTCGGATTACGCCGCACAGATTTTGCTGGTTTCTTTCCTGCTGCTCTAGCTTCCTCTGCCTCTTTGCTAAGGTCCCCAGGCTTTTTCCACTTGCCCACTGGGGGCATTTGCTTTACTTCCTCTGAGACAAGGCCAAGAGCTTCAGCCATAAGCATACCCATTTGCTTGTAGACTGTGTGAGAATCTTCCCGCTCTGGCTTGGAACCAGGAAGTTGTCCTTTCTTAGGGCCGACTTCTCTAGCCATTTCAACCTTTTTTTTGATGTCAGGCTTAGTCCTAGTAGAGTTAGGCTGCTGGGCAGGGCGAGGCATTCCTTTGGTCTTCTCTCCGCGCTCAGTGGTGCGCGTCTGCTCAGATAATAGTTTTTTGATATATTTCATTAGAATAATGTGAACGTCGGTGGTTCTTCAATTTCAGATAGAAGCTCTTCTTTGAGCTTTTCTTTTTCCTGCTCGCTTTGCTGGCTCAGAGCAGCGCCATTTAAACTAGCTCCACCCCCTGGCGAAGGGAGAGAAGAATACTTACCTCTAACCTCACCAAGGATTCCCTTGGACACGGCAAGAGCGTATCGTTGTATCCAGTTCTTGTAGTATGGATGCATGGTAGCAGTATCCAAGCCCCTAAAGACCAGAATAACAGTTTCTCCTGTATAAGTAGGTGTTGGGTACAGTTGAAGGATATTGCCGTTGATAATATCCCAGGACCCTTCCTGACTCAGTATCTTTCTAACCATCTCCAGATGAGTCTGAAGAAGGTAGAAGTCTGATACAGAGAAGTTACTGAATAAGAAGTTGTCTTGGAAGTATTTAATAAAGAAATCAAACTCCAAAGACCCTGCCATGTTTTGAATACTTAGCAGAGATTTTTTGTAGGCGCAGTAAGAGAGACCATGAGCAATATGCAGAGGTAGCATGTAGGCATTGACGCCAGCCGAGGTCTCAAACGCTGCCATTTGAGTACACCAGAAAGGTGCGTGGTAGTCTAAGTGTGTGATGGACTCATCAATAGCCGACTTGATTTGGAAGTCTGTAAGCTCTACGCGAACGACTGGGTAGCCCAGTCTAGCGAGGATGAAATCCTTGATTGTTTGCTCGAATTGATTTAGTTCAACACCCTCTGCCAGGACGCCTGTGTTCAACTTCGAGGTGTCTACAGCCGTTGAGTAGATATCAGTATCACCAAGGTTCCTACCTGCGTAAGTACCAAAGGTGTCTCCATAACCTAGTAACCTAGGATCAACTTTCGGGGCTGCTGCTGACATCTAATTTGAAGGTTTTCTTTCTTCTTGGCTTTTGCTCTTGTTTGATTGGTGCTTTGACCAACTCAAGGTATCTAGAACTTACTTCTGATCTAGACTCGAATAGTTCGGAGGGCCTGATCTCAACAACTTTACCGTCGATGTGAAGAAGCATATTCCACCTGCATTTACTTCTGTACTTGTACATAACTTCTAGAATATATAGGAAAGAAAGAGGGCCAGAGGCACAAAAAACCTCTGGCCCTCAATAGTTTGTTATCTATTCAGATCAGCTTACCGGAGTACCGTTAAGAGCGGTGTTTCTGGAGAATGGGCTGAAGAGATAGTTCTCAGTCGGGCCGATGATACGAATCACGCGGTAGAACCTGTTGTAAGGCTCAATGTGGACCTTACCGTAGCGGGTAAGGATGCCCTTCCTGGGCTGGAAGGACTCGGGATCCGTGATAGTCGGAAGCTGCTGGAGCGGAATGTACGGAGCGTAGATATAACCAGCGTCCATAGCGTTCGCGCCCTTGTAGCCAACAAGGATCTCATCGGTGGGGTACATGGGATCGACATAGAGGTCGTAGCGGCCCATGAACTTACCCTTGTACTCAATGCTGTTGGCACCAATGTTGGTCGGGCCATCAGCAGGTTGAACACCACCCTCAAGCTTGGCGGCACTCTCAAGAAGAGAGGCGACGAGCGGAGAGGTAAGAAGCCAGTTGCCAGGACCGCGCATCGTGGTGCGGTAGATGTCCTGAGAAGCGAGGTTGATTAGCGCGAGAAGGTTCGCGTAGACCTCGCCAACGTGGCGTGGGTAAAGGTTAAGGGTCTCCTGACTGAAATCAATCACGAAGATGTTAGAGAGCGGGTCTCTAGAGCCAAGCGCAGTACCCCCAGTACCCCCACTGAAGTCGTAGGTGAACTGAGCAGGAACAAAGTTCTCAACAGTGGCATCATCCTTAATGCCTGGGAACTTACCATCACCACCTAGGTTGATGTAGCTGGCGTCCATGAGGTTCTGGTTAACACCGCCCTTGCCAGCAAGGTCAGTGAAACCATAAGCGATCATGCGAAGATCCTCGACAAGCTCACGGTCGATCTCAAGCTGAAGCTCCTTCGAGAGAAGGTCAGTAAGCTCCCGCTCAAGGTCAAGGTTGTGGTAAGCCTTAAGGTCCTGAGAAGCCTCAAGAGTCCAAAGCGCACGCATCTTACGAGTGTTGGCGACGACCGCCTCCTGCTCGATGTGGAAGGTCATCTCAGGGATGCCCGTACCAGTTAGACGCTCACCAGCAGAAAGGGTGAAGCCCATGACGGCGTTTTGGTTCGGCCAAGCAGCGATCTGACCACCCATGCTGCCTGAGGCAGCACCAGCGCCGTCGATTTGAGTACCAGAGCCAGCAAGGACGTTGGAAGCGTCGAAGCCACTCTGAGCATTATCACCATCAAGACCAATGCCAGCAGCGTTCTGTCTAGTGCCATCGGCGTTGAGGAACGTACCGCCACCAACGATATTACCAGAAGCAGTAGAACCAATACGCTGTGGCGTAAGACCTCTGTAGGTCATGTTGAACTTGCTGTAGACCGTTTGAATGTCGGTAGCAGGGGTCTCACCACCTCTCTTAACGCGGTCGTTACCAAGGTAGAAGACCTGAGAGACGGGACCCTGCATGGGCTGAACACCAACAAGGCTGTTGGCAATTAGTTGGGGATAAACCCGACGAACGAGAGGGAAGGCGAACTTCTGGAAGGTGCCAAGCTGTCCCGTAGTGGTAGCGCCAGCGGTAATATCTTCCGAAAGGCGCTCCTCGACGATGGACTTAGCTTGGTTCTCAAGAAGTTGAGCGGTGACGCGACGAGTGTAGTCTGTGTCGATGCCCTCAAGGACAGGCTCCCACTTCTGGACCAGAGTATCATCAGTTTGATGCATCATTTCCATTTTAATAAATCCTATTAGTTTTGGGGAGAGAAGGGCATGAACTTCATGACCTCATCAGTTAAAAACTCATTACCAGTTTGAGTTTTCGATTCGTTGATCTCAATATCCGCTTGAGAAACAACAACTGCCTGTTCAGAGGATGCAAATGCCTCATCCCGCGCAGCGACCAGATTCTCGACCTCTTCGAGAAGCTGTGATTTGTGACCTTCAAGCTCTTCAACTTCGCTCTCCTGTAGAGAAACCTTGTCGTTAAGGACCTTGATGGTGCCCTGAAGCTTTTCATTCTCAATGGCAAGGCTATTAACCTGCTCACTTAGAACGTCGAACTCTTCCTGAAGCTCACCATGATGGGATGTCATTTCAGAAAGAGCGTTGTCTTCATCAGAGCCGTTTAGCTCTAGAGCCATTAGAGTTCTCACTGATTCAAAGAGGCGAGCGTTACGGAAAACCTCGTTCTCTTCGCTAAGTTCAGCGAGAGCTTGTTCTTTTAGCCGATCAACCTTTGTTCTGAGATAGGCGTTTACTTTGGCCTCAAGTAAACCAACCTTCTCAGCGACTTGCTCGTTGATAGTAGAATCCACCAGTTCAAAAACAGCATGAACGGTGGATTCGTCAAGTCCTTCGGGAAGAATATCGGCAATATTCTTTAAATTACTCATGAATAGATCTCCTGGATTCTATGTTATGTATTATCTCATTTTCTAAAATGTGATTTTTTTTAGAAAATGTATGCGATCACTTAGGCTGTCTGTGACTGTTAATCCCTGGAGGTGTTTTACCCTCCTTCTGTCTTGCGGTAACTTTATCGTGAACTCTACCAGCTTGTTTGGTAATCTGCATGGGAGTTTTTGCTGGCTTGCCCTCTTGTTTATTGTTATTGGCTGTCTTTCGGGCTTTTTTTTCAGCATTGGAGACATCAGTATGTCCGACCTGCATCTCAGTAAGACCCATAGCTTCAGCTAGATGGAAACCAATCTGACGATAAAGCTTTCTTTCTAATTGCGCTGCTTGTTGCGGAGTAAGCTTGACCTTTTTGCCAGTCTTGCGCTCTCGTCGCGCGATAGCCCTCCTAGTGGCTTCGCGAGAAGCTTCATCTTCCGAAGATTTAGCACCTACACCAGCACCGAAAGAACCTTCTCTACCCATGCTTGCTGAGGTTGCAGATTTGTTACCCGCTCTACGCTTAACATCGGCAGTGTCAGCAGCCATTTTCGCCCTACCTGCTTTTTCTTTAGCAGCTTTCTCCTCAGGAGAAATTGATTTTTTCTTTGGGGTTTCGCCTTTGCCCTGCTCAGGGGTTGGCTTGGTTGAAGAAGCACCTGATAGGCGATCCGAAATCCTCTTTTTCCTTCTATCGGCTAGTCTACTTTTTGCGGCCTTTGCTGCTTCGCTCTCCTTATCTGTAACATAATCTTTAGCTGCTCCTCCGAGTTTCTTCGCCGTGCCCCACGCCTTCTTTGCTAGATCAGCAGCCCTTTCACCACCTGTTACTGGCTTACCAGCAGCGGCCCGCTCTTTAGCTTTTTCCATTCTACGAGCTAGACTAATTTCACCACTTTGTCTAATTTTAGCAGCCTTTACATCAGCCCGCGCAGCAGATTTTTTACCAGCAGCTACGCGCCGTCTGTCCATAAAGGATGGGCCTTTAGTATCTCCTTCTGCGTCAGCTTTAGAAACCCTAGTTCTCTCTAACTCATCAGCAAAAGCTTCAGCAATTAGGTTACCCAAGCGATAATAAGTACCCTCAGCTTTCATAGCCTTACCAATAGCTTTTCTACGCTTTGCAAGATAGGCATCGCTGGAATCTGTATCACCGTCGTTATCAACATCACCATCTTCCTGACCTACAGGATCCAAGGCACTCTTCTTCTTCTTCTTTGTCTTAGCCTCTTCAATCCAAGGATCGTAGGACTCTCTAAGCTTAGATTGAAGAAGTGTTACAAAGTTTTGCTCTTTCTCTAACTTTGTCTGGCTCTCACGAACAAACTGAGACTCTGTAGACTCTGAAAGTCCAGGGAAAGCTCCACGAGTAGAGGGGTCAGCTACAAGGTCGAAAGTTACTAGGCGGAAGTCCTCATTAACAATCTTGTCTCCTTTATCATCCTCCGATAGCGTACCCATACCTCTAGAAGAGATACCAATCTTTACTCCACCCTCAACCAATGCTTTAGCAGTTAGTCCAGCAGGAGTCTTAAGAATTTCGGCCTCACCAATAAGCTCGTTACCTTTCATTTCAAGTTTAGTGATTAGGTGTGAGGCGTTTGATAACTTAACAGTATCGTTCTGAGGGTGATCTAGCTCCCCACAAAGCCGACGCTCTAAGATAAGAGGCTGAACTTTATTCAACTGACCTTCTAGAACCGCTGTAGGATAGATGCGACCATTATTGTTCTTTTCATTGCAACGGCCAAAGACACCCTTAATTTTCATGGTGTCATTATTTTTTCCTTCAGTAAGAACTTGAAGGTTCTCTACAATAAATACGTCTTGGAGTAGTTGTGTCATTTGTACTTTAATCCTCTTTCTTTCTTGATAGATCGACTGCCATACTTTTGAGCCAGTTTATCAGAAGCCTTGCCATGCCGAAGCATGGTACGCGCAGCATGTTTTTTGACGCTACCCCACTCTGCGGATGGAGTTGCGCTACCCTTGGTGAAGCCTTTCGCGATCTTTCCTCGACCACTCTTGGCTCCCCACTTACCCTTAGAAACTACATACAATCTTCCGGCAGCTTTCGTGCTGAAGATTTGTCCATAGTTCGCGTTAGCAAGCGCAGCTTTGATGCTAGGGAAAACTCTAACTCGACTCTTGACAGATTTTTTGACATCGCGAGTGGTCCCTTTCTTGGAGGTATATGTCTTTCGACCCTCCTTAGAACCCTTCGCTTCTTCAATACCGTCAATAGCTTCAGTTAGTTTCATCTTCTCTTCAGTCGCCCTTGTATAGATTTTCTAAGAATATCTTTTTTTGATTTTACTGGTCTAGCAGAAATGTAGCCGTACTTCTTCTCAATAGCGTCTGTAGGCATATCCCTCTGAGGCCCAGCCAGATTTATACCAAGCTGGCCCGAAGAGGTTCCACAACACATCTCTTTAAGAAGATCTCGAACCTCCTCTAAAAGAGGGACAAGGTGCTGCGCGGTCTCTTCTGTGAGAGACTGTACAGACTGCTTTGGCTCCTCTTCATTCCAAACGATCTCAGGAATAGTTTCAGCAGCGGGAGTTTCTTGCGGGTGAAAACTTTCACCCAGAACCTGTTGCATGAAGGTGTCAGGGACTTCAACATTAGAAATATCTTTACCCGCAGGAGCTAAACCATTAGCCCTCATCTGAGGGGAACTCTCTTTCCCCTCTTTGATGTTTTGAGTTTGGTTTAGAATTAGGTTTTCTGCGAAGTCTCCGATGCTTTTCATCTGTGGTTCCCCTAGAGCCTCACTCTTCCTCTAAATCTTGCGTAGCTACGGCAGTGATGGTCTGGTCGATAATGTCCTCGATATCCTCATCACCCTCGTTAAGCTGGGAAAGGCGATCAATAAGAGCAGTTACCATGTCAAGGTGCTCAAGAAGAGACTCCTCGTCGATGGCCTCAGCAAGTTGTGAAGTGCAAAGTGGGCAAACGTGAACGTCTTCCGCAAGCTCTTCAGCCTCTTCGCCGTCCTCATACTCAGAGTGAGCGTAATCCATGTCCTTCTCAGGCTTCTCGGCCTTCTTCTTCTTCTTGTCTGCGCCCTTAGAATCGCAGGAAGACTCCTCATCGAGGCGAGGTGTGATATCCGCCTTACCCCAGGCGGCGTTCTCTAGTAGTTGCTGACGAAGTTCGTCGCTTAGTCTGTAATGATCCATTTTTTATCTCATAAAACGAAAGGTTAAGATTTTCATCTCTAAACATATCTAGCGAAGATTCGCTGGATTGTGCAATTTATTTTATTTTTTGTGAACTAGCCTCCCGCAGGAGCGAGACCACCTTTCCCCTCTTCATTGGGGCTAATGATGTTCTGACCATCGTTGGTGGCCTTTACTTGCTTAAAAGTATCCGCCCCAGCGGTGGTCTTTCTCTGCACTAATTGTGTTTTATTTATAACTAATCTATTGTCGGCTCTGCTGACTGGAGGTATTAGTTTTACATCGTTAATTAAACCATTACGCACAGATTTACTGATTTCGTTAAAGTTTTCTAAGACAGAGAGGATACTAAACTGCTTGAGGTTGAGACGACTAAACACATCAAACTCAGTCAAAGTTTTTCCCACACCATTTATAGACAGTTCATAGTTCGTATCTAACTCGCTGACAATTTCCTTTACTAGTCTGAATCCTGTCTTTTGTCTGTTGGTGGGGTACTGACTAGCTGAAACGTATTGGCCCTCCCTCCGATACGCTGTTCGGAAAACTTCATCATTAGGATCAATAATGCTTTGCCTAGCTTGTGTGTCTGGGTTACCCAGGATATCAGTCGCGCTTCTTCCCGCAGTAGTGTAGCGAATAAACTTATTAGTCTGAGGCTTGGTGAACTCAGGGTTTAGTACAGGCGCACATACCAGCCTCCTACTGACGCCGCCATCTCTACTGATCTCTGTTATCTGAGATTTATCATTAAATATGTTGTAGTCTGGTCTGTTAGTAGGGTACAACATAATGTAGAACGGTAACTGCCTGACCAGAAGGGGTAGTGTTTTATTGGTCTTTGGCGAATCAAAAAGAATATCTGTCTGAGTAAGATGTAAATGTGAAGTTTGTTCTACGTAATCTAAAATTAGATCCTCATCATCCAGTATAAATATTCTTTTGTTTGCTTTGTATTTTATAAACTCGTTAACCTCAGCCAGCCCTTCTGGTGTGGTTGTGTCCATAAGTTGATACTTTGCTGTGGTATCCTTTAGCAAAAAGGATTCAGCCTCCGATGGTCGAGTGTTCAAGGTGTCTAGCACACAACTCAGAACGTAGAAGGGTTGCCTGTCAGATGTTAGGGATGAATCAAACTCTATTGAAGCTGCTGTTGCCGCCTCAGCACTAACGTCAAGAGTTCTCCCAGGAGTTCCACCAAGGAGACTGACAGCCCTCTGTCTAATCTTTTCTGGTACAAGATACGCATGATCTTTTTCTGAATCAGCGAACAGCCTCTGAGTTCTTCCTCCTATGGTTACATCGAAGTAATCTCCGTCTTGTATGGATAAGGTGTTTCTATTTATGAAAGTGTCGTCATCATTAATGTAGTATCTTCTAGACTCTCCATTAATAGTTACGGGAAGGTATTTGTCGATGTCAGAGGATAGAACCTTCCAATTCTTGAAAAGATTCTTTTCTTTATCGTCTCTGCGAGCAGGATCTAAAGCAACTTTGTTTTGATCAATCAGAGCGAGAGCAGCAACTTCGTTTACCTTTGGATTGGTGCTTCGTACAATAGTAACAGGATCCCTCTTTGCGCTGTCCTCAGCCATGCTCTGTAAGAACCTGAGGGTTACTTTAGAAATCGTTCCATCAAGCACTCTGGATCCGATCAAATTAAAAATCTGTCCTAGAGATAATCTTGTTCCATCGTAATTTTTGATCCTACCAACAACCTTCTTAGTAAGGTCGTTAAGGCTATTGAAGATAACTTCATTAGTGACCCCTGCGGCTCGTCTACTGTCCCAGTTCCCTGAGTTTCTTTGATTTGACAGGACGTAATGAAGGTTACTGTCTATTGTTTCGGCAAATAACTCAAGGAATCCAGTATCGTTTTTGACCATCTCAGATGGTAGTGGAACAGTATCAAAAGATATTGAGCTATCTTGAATACCAAAGGGTTTCTTTCTAAGGATAGCATCCTTTATCGCTGGGTCATTGAGGTCAATTTCTCTAGACTGTATAGCTTGATTAAGTAAAGCACCTCTATCGAAAGAATAATTACTTACTATATTATTTCCTGCGGTTGGAGGATCTGAAAGAGCGACATCATTTATCCTAGTGACATTTGGCCTAGGATCTTCGCCTGGGTCTACTAACACGCCCCCTATAGGCTCCTGATTTCCAATAGGAGTCCAAGGAGGTTCTTCGTTTCCTACTGGATCAGGATCAACCGTAGGTGGTGGATCATCAGGATCTTCATTTCCTACTGGATCAGGATCAACCGTAGGTGGTGGAGGGTCGGGATCTTCATTTCCTACTGGATCAGGATCAACCGTAGGTGGTGGAGGGTCGGGATCATCGTCGGGCAATACGAAGGGGCCATCAGGCTCTACTGGAGGTGGCGGTGGAGGTCCTTCAGGAACAAGATCAGGGTCAGCAGTTGGTGGAGGCGGTGGTGGCCCTGGAGGGATCGCAGTACCCTCCGTGTCTGGAATAGTTATAGTAGCAGTAATTGTTGCTGTGCCACATCCAGCACCCGCAGCTAAGTCGCAAGGAAATGTAAACCCTCCAGTAGTAAAAGTAACAGTTGTTCCAGTTGGATAGGGAGGGCTAGTAAGGAGTGTTTGTAGCTGATTAATTCTAGTCGCAGCAGCAGATTGATTGTGAGCATCAGTAACGCTAAAATCATCGGGACTGCATGTTTGTGGCGCAGTGTAAACCCTAACATAGACTCCAGGAGGAGGAGGACCGCCACTTTGTGGAGCACCAGTGAATGGACCACTAATCTTACAGAAAGAAAGCCTAGGTGCCACAGGCGGCTGAGGAGGAGGAGGCCCTGGAGAGGTCGGACCTGGAACGGGAGTTCCTCTATCAGGAATTCCAGGACCAGTAGGCCCCGCTGAAACAGGGGGGCCAATGTCAGGTGGACCTGGAGCGGGAGGACCCCCTTCGTACGGATCGGGACCTATAGGAGGAACAGTATCAATTCTTGTTCCACCACCATTATTATTATTACCACCATTTCCACCGCCCCCACCTTCGATAACACCACCGCCATCGAAGCCAGGAAGATTTCCAGGACCAACTCCAGGAAGAAGTGTCCCGCAACCAAATGTTGCGCCATTATCTGGCATTAGTTCTTAAGAGCTATTGTCGGGTTAGTTCCGTTCAAGTTCCCATACAAGAACCCTGCATCTCCGTTGGGAACTCCAGTGAATTTCCACATGACTGTGGGATAAGTACACTTACCTATACGGGGGTTACCTACATAACCAAACCCATTTGATGTGGACACGGGCTCTGTGTTAGAGTACAGAATATCACTTACAGGAACTACGAAGCCACTAAATCTGTCTCCATCTCTTTGAGATATGTTAAGCGTGCTGGTAGTCTTTTTCTTTTTTCCTCCCGAAGTGTATACTAACGAGTGAGGAGCGGGGAATCTAGGCGCTTCGCTGTTTCCATAGTTATTGTTAGTGTCTGCCGAGAAAGCAACATAGATAGTGAACTCGTCAAAACCTTTCTCCACCCAGCAACCAAAGTAAGATCCAGCAAAGTTGGAGTCAGGCCCAGTGCCAGTATTATTCTGAGCTAAAGAATTAATAAGAGTAGTGTCTATGGAGTAGTCTGCAAGCCAAGCGGGTCTTTGAAACTTTATCTTTTTAGAAATGTAATGGAAGTTAATTAAAGACTCGCCATCCCCTGGTCTGGTTTGCGTGTTACTAAAGTTTTTAAGCCTTTCGGGAGGATCGTTACCCGCTATTGAGGTTCCGTCAGGTCTGATGCCGTCAGCGAAGCTGCCCGCATCAATAGTAGCATCAGACCCTTCTGCGGAGGTTAGCGAGAAGAATGTGTTAATGTAATCGTTAGGATACAGCCCCTTATCTTCTATGGACTGCTCAACACACCACTGAGCTAGGTCCCAATCGGGGTACGAAGGGACCTTTATAGCTGTGCCCGTGTCACCGATGCCATACTTTCCTATGATATATTGTTTAATATATGCTTCGCTATCATCATTTGCATTTTGATTTTCAGCGAAAGTGCTTTTGTAGTAATCGTACAAAGCTCCCTCTGGCCCGAAGTTCCAGCCGCCAAAAACATAGCCAACAGCCAGAACATTCATCTGACTCCCAGCGTCACTTTGCCCAGCGACTACGTTTATCCTGTTGTCTAAACTATCATAAAGACGCTTGATCTCAAAGTCTAGCTGGCCTTTTCCTACAGCGGGATTAGCTAGAGACAATTGTGGGAACGCTGCTCCGATTCCTGCCCGTTCGTTGTATGCAAGCTCTGCTGTTCTGAATAGCGGTCTGATGTCAATAACGTCAGTGCTCAGAACCACCTGAGATCCGCCTTGAACAAAAACATAGGCTACAGGAAGAATGGACTGACCTAAAAGCTCGTAGGCGTTATCCTCTAGCTTCTCAGAGATCAGAGGAGCTAGGTTCATTAGGTCGTCTGGGGCGGGGAAACTGCCCCTAACCGACGTAGCAATGTCGTTAGCCGAGGTGCTGGTGAAACCCATGCTATCGTTTAGCTGATCGCTAGGAGATGCAAGGATGGAGTCTCTACTGTCTACTTTATTACCCGCAGCCAACTCAGTGTTTTTCTCAAAGAAGGTTGCTCTAATACCTGCCCCCTTAACAATACCAAGAGCGGGCTTGGTGATGGTTTCTGTGGTCCCTCCTCTAATAATTGTAGTGGCGCTGGTGTCAATCGGCTTACTATAAATGAATACTAGATCCACTCTTTGTTGTACGTTATCAACCTCAGTGCGATCTCCTCGCTCATTTGTATAATAAAAATCCTCTGCGTCGAACTGAGGAACTTCTATGGTAAGCTCGTCATCAATATCCACCACGGCTAGACGGGATACCCCTCTCCAGGCTTTCACAAAGTAACTCTCTGTGAGTGGGAGCTTGGCAAAACCGTTGTTAGGGTTTGTTATTTCGTAAGTAGGAAGAGTAAAACTACCTAGCTCTGAGCCTTGAGACCTTGCCCAGACAATGGCTTCAGTAACAATGAAGGGAGAGAGTGCTGCTCCACCACCTGGAATGTTCTCATCATAGCCTCCGTAAGATAGCCACGAAGTGCCAGGAGCTAAATCCGCACCATCGACATCAATTACCCGATCAATGTCCACGATTGGTCTAGTGAAAGCTCTCTCTACCAAACCATTCATTCCCAAAGCAGTTTCGGAAACAGCTTCTTTAAAGGTGTTAAGAGCTTCCTCTAAGACAACATTCTTTGGATCGCTGCCTTGGTTAGGTGCTAATGCTGACCAAGCATCAACATCTCCTAGAGCCTCACCCATGACCTTTCTCAAGTAAGCCAAAGGTGTTCGATTAGAGGCGTCATTAATCCTGGCTGTATACCTTCCTGGCTTAACTCTAATCAGCCTGTCGGCTCCCGTTGCGTAAGGACGAAGCTCGTCAATATCAGACCGTTTTACACCTAGGAGTTTGTTTGCGTTCTTCCTAACTTGATCCTTTAGCCACAAGCAATTCTCCTGCAACTGCTTGAGAGGGATATTATCGACCTCATAGTAGTAAGGATCATTAGCCTTGAATAGACGAATAGGGTCAGAGAACCTGTAATTACTTTCTTGATATTGTTGTTCAGCCATCAGTTATCCCTCGAAAGATCGAAGATTGCAGCGGATTTAAATCCTAATGAGCCTGATGCATCTCCAACATAGGCTTCGGACCCTCGGTCATTTTCTCTAGCTCTTACGAGCGTTACTTTTATTGGAGTGCCTCCAATATTTACACTAGCATTCTGTGCATTGGCAAAAGTTCTAGCAGCCGATTCGTCTAGTATACATTGAGTTGGATTTTCCTCCAACATCTCGGAGCAGTAGTAAAATCCAGAAGTATATAATTGATCAGGGATACCATCGCCGTTGGTGTCTCTAGACATCCTAAGTAAGTCTGGGAATGTTCCACTTGTTATATTATTACCCACACCATCATCAATAAAAATAGCTGATAGCGGAGCGGAGCAATTGTACCCTTGAGCAAACAATTGATAAGCGGGGCCGACTGTTCCACTAAAGGCTCCAGCGTGAGGATATCCTCCCCTGTAATAACCACTAAGATCTGTTTGCAATACTCGCGCACTTGATTTGGGTGTCCAATAGATTCTAAAGGGACCTTGGTTTTTACTAGCGTGTGGACCTGCGCCAATCATGTAATTGTCTACAGAGCCACTAACAATTACTCCAGCGCCACCCAACTTCTCTTTTGCATCATGGGTGGTATTATCTTCTATCGGGAAGAATCTATGGAAAGTAGAATTTAAATCTGTTCCTGAAGCGGGAACCCAAACAGAGCTTCCTGCTCCGAACACATCAAACACACTAAGCGGTCCCGTTCCTGGGGTCCCCGAAGGTGCTCCATAGGCAGGAATGTCATAATTACTCCCAGCATTGTTTCCGTCCACGGAAGAAGCCCAAATAGCACTAGGACCATGATACTGAGTGCTTGCAGGGTGCATACCACTTACAGATAAGTAAGAAGCGTTAAGCCTGGAGGTGTCCGCTATGTTCCAGATCATGAACTTATCACAATCTGTTCCACTAGTAGTATAATAAAATCCGTCCAAAGGACTATCATTAGTGCCTAGTGGGAAGTGAACATTTTTAACATTTACCACACTGTCCTCTGTGGCTCGCAACGCTACCCCACCTTGAGTTATTTTAGCGCGATCAGGCCAGCTAGGTGAGCCTAGAATAGGAGAGTCCGTAACAAAGAAACCGTTTGTCGCTCCCGTATCAATAAACCTAGGGAAGGAAGGTATGGTAAACCCAAGCCCCGCAGCCAAGTTATCTAAGTTGTAGAAGTTTATAGCCGAAGAGTCTTGAGGGTTGGCGTAAAACTGCAAGGAGCCTGAGGAAGTATATGCACTTGTTTCAAAATCACCTATCAGATAATCTGAGCCAGCCTCTAGAAGCCCCTCTCCCAGTGCGGTTCTTCCCCAATTCGCTGGGAAAGAGCCCATGTCTTTTAAGTTTATGGTGGAATTCCTATTAGCAACCAAGCACGCCCTGGTAGCATGAAGCTCCACAGAGGTATGGTTTAGCTTAGAACTAAGATCAAAACCGCTAACCTCAAGCCCAAACTCGTCTCGCGCTCTGGCTGGTTCGATGTTCAAGACCGAGTTATCCTCAACTAGAACATCTACACCAAACTGTCCCATAGCAGTGGGTCCATGAAGATTAATAGTAGAATTATTTCCCGCGTAAATTCCAGCCATACGCTGTTGATATGAAATTCCCGCTGGACCATAAACGAAGTTGCACCCAGTATTACTACCGAAGAGGGATACTTTTGAGGAGTTTACAGCTTTAATAGCACTTCCGTAATTTGGTCTAGAAGCAACACCACTAACTTGTATGTTGGGGTGAATTAGATCTAGCATAGAACCATCATTTACTGAGATGGCTGGTAGCGGGGCATTCACATTACCGTCCCAAAGAATAGCACCATGCTCTTCTAAGAACTTTGAGTTACCGTAGGTCGTAGGCATGTTGTTCTTTCTTCTGAAAGAAAATACACTATTGCCTCTAAGGTCAATATGCTGTCCATTTGCCGACATATCTAGCTGATGTCTATCAGCCTGCCCCGCATCGGTTGGAGTGGTCAGGGAATCAAAAATAAACTCCGAGTTTCTAGATCTAATAGCTTGGCTGCTATGAGCGTCAAGGCAAAGGTTTTCGTAAACGAATTTAGAAGAATCCGCTTGCACTCCTTGATCATTTCCATAAAAATCAATTAGGCCCTTTACATTCACCTCAGAGTTATTGATAATCATTCCATAACCCGTGTTGAGTTCCAATCCTAAAATACTCCCCCGTAAGGGGTCAGTCGCTATTGACCGTTGGACTCCTCCAAAAAGCTTAGAGTTATCTAATACAAACCCTGCATAATTTCTAGAGGAAATTACCTTGCAGTCAGAGCCAGAGGCACCGTTGTCACCAACGGATTCGAAGTCCAAACCAAGAGGAAGTGAGCTTACAAGAACCTCACTATTAACCGCATGGAACCCGTAGCCTTTTTCAGCTACTCGGGTAGTGGTGCTGTCTAAGTGATAGTTTCTATACGCAAACGCAGACCTGGAGAGAGTGACTCCTGAGTTAAGGAATTTCCAACCAGAGTTTTTAGCCCTCATACCCGCACAATTCTCTAGAACGACCTTGGAGTTTACGATCTCAATAGCATAATCATTAACGGCTGCTGTATTCTTGGCCGCATCTACAAAAAAGTTTCTAATGTAGATGGGTCCATCACAATTCTTAACGGTAATTTTTCCTAACTTATTAAGGTAAGTGTTGCCACCAACCCCAACATCACCATCAGCAATGGTGTCTCGGTATATGTTTGCGGAAGTTCTTTGATTTTGAGCACTAATATCTAGTGACTGTAAGGTATTGTCAAAGCTAGTGTTTACCGTGTTTTCGTAAGGACCCAAATCAAACAAATCAGCGTTGCCATTTTGAAATAAATTTCTATCTACAGCCACTGCAAGCGGTGCTTTCCTTAGGGTGTGTCTAGGATAAATTACTCTGTGAGTGTTATTATTAACATCAGTATTCGAAACACCATCCAAGACAGGCGTGCTAAGAGAAAGGCACGAAGCATCAGAAATTGCATTACTCAGATCTATAGAACTAAGTCGGAAGCACATTCTGTGAGATGAGTTTTGTGTTGGTAGATTTAGACCATCGCACTCGGAAGAAGCATCATAAGCTCTACCAAAAGCTCGGTTGATGATCTCTATAGAACCCCCCTCCTCAATTCGGAAGTTATGTAGTTCTAAATCACCTAAGTCTCCAATTGTCCCAACCTCAACCAGAACAGGAAATCTAACTACTTTGGGAATAGCTGCGATACAGGAGCTAAGTTCAGTGAATACTGTTCTATCCGCTGCTAAGACTGCTGGGTCGGCGTTGGCGGAAACAGATAATGCGAACCCAGGAACTCCTGCGGAGGTTGCGAACCCTTGCTGTTCCCAAAGAGCGTATGTCCTCTCCTCTAGATCGTAGAGAGGAAGGTTATCCTGCTCCCAGTTGTAGAAAGAGCTAGTGTCGAACTTCGACACATAAGGCGTCCACGCATTAAATAGCTGGACTGTGCCGCTACTGGTGTAGATGTCGTTTTGATTAAATGGCATTTTAGAAGTTCAAGGTCCATCTGAAGATGAGACTAAAATCGCTAGTCTTTCTTATATTACTAAAGGTTCTGTAGCAAACTAACAAGGATTTGTCGTCGGTAGCTCCCGTTGGGTTTTTCATGAACATACCCACTTCATTTATGTTAGCTGGCGAGCTATCTCGTTCAAGTCCATTACACGCTTCCTCATCTAGAACCAAGGTGTACCTCACGGAGGAATCGGATATCCTTGTGATTTTGTTTTTGGGAATCAAGGGAAATGCTTGATTAAGGATGTCAACACCGTTCTCTATTTGAGTTGCCTCTTTGATGAATAGGTTGCTTCCACCACCATACTCGGCCTTAGTTAGGTCTCCTGACAATGCAAAAATAGAGCTAGGGACAGTTGAATAGGCTTCATGAGGCCCAGATACCCCAACTTGGAATCTTTCAATCTGATAATCTAAGATCTCATTCGAGCCAGACCCAGTGAAAAGGTAGGAAAGGCCCACGCCCATTCCCGATACGATGACGTTGCTGTCATCTAAAACCACTTCCTCCTGACCATCAGAGTATCTTTTGATGATGGTCAGGTGTCCGTTAATGCCTAATTCGTCAGTAAAGTTTTTCATAGGAAGTGGAGCCTCCACTTGATTGTTAAGTCGGCGTACTGAGTGTAATCAGTAATAAATGTCAAATCTTTTGACACAGTTTTTCTACAGAACAGTTTATACTTTCTAGGATTATCTAGTACCCTAAACTCAAAAGGTGGTGTATTTCCATTTAGAAGAGATTGCTTCATATCTATTGTCCACAAACCCATCTGGTAAATACCACCAAAAGCCTGAAGTGATTTAACATCATCCTTAGATAATTTAGTAGAATACTCAACAGTTCCGTTAGTGGCAAACTCTGAATTAGCTGATATGCAAAGCCCGTTTTGAGTGTCAGCAAAGGGATAACCAGGATTAGGAACGGAACTCATTATCATGGTCATGAATCCACTAATATCCATTGAGCTTGCTTGATTAGGATAACTACCCACAAGCAAATCCTCAACCGTAGTAGCTCCTGGGTATCTGTACAGGATCCTTCCCGTAGAGTTTGTCCCCCGCTCATTGAATCCAGCGGGATAGCTACCCATCAAGTTTCCTACGAATTCAGCAGAGGTATCGAAGTCCGTTCCTTGCGTAATATGATTTCTAATAGCAGACGGCATAAAGTTGACATGTTGCCCGTTGCCTGGGAAAAATCCACTTATATCCGTATCCCTACTATCAATTTCTATAGCAGAGGATACATCAGAGTTTTCTGACAACACCCTACCTGCGGGATTAGGAGCTTCTACAGTAAACCCTCCTAGTAATGGAGTGGTTGCATCAACTCCGCTAGTTATTGCAAGAGAGTTGACATCATTGGCCCGCTGTACTAAAACAATATTTGCCGTCATCTGAGTAAGTATCCCAGAGTCCATTGTCCTGCCCATTCTTCTAAAGGCTTCTGATCCTGTTCCGAAAGAAATGGCCTGAATCGTATAGTTCGATGCATCAACAATTGAGGAAGTGGCAAAATCCTCCACACCCGATAGAGAGGGGGATACCGTCATAATATCAGCTAATAACTCTCCAGCCCCATCAACTAACATGTTGGGTTCTTGAAGAACTAACTTATCTCCACTCCAAACTTCTACTTCGCCTCTCATCAGTTGTCGAACTCCACTAGTGTATAATTTTGATAGGTTCCGTTTTTAGTGTGTTGCACCCAATCCGGTTGGACTTTATAGTTGAGTCTGCTGCCTCCACTAAGCTCTAGATAATCCTCAGTAATAGCCGCATCTCTAGACGCTAGGTTGGTTGCGTACTGTCCTATACCTTGTCCCATCAATCCATTATAGAACTTTAATACATCACGAAGCTGATCTTTTGATAGCTCCAAACGATCCTCTTTTACGAACGGAGTGAATGGAATACCCTTAGTCTCTACCCCATGCCCTGTGCCAATAGAAGCTCTATCCCTAAGGGTCTTATCTTGAAGCTCAATCGAGTCTAACAACCAATACTTTTTATCATTTAAGGTAGGAACAAAGAATATTTCTACAATATAGTTGGTGTCATCTCTATTTACTTGTTCAGTAATCTTATACTGCTCTTCTTCAATAGGAATAATATCAAGATACTCGTAGTTATTATGTATGGTAAAGTTCCTGGTGTCGAAGTCTATCGAGAAAGTTTCGAAGTAAGAATCCTTAATATTGTTAAGAGAAACATTGTTAATGACAGAATCCGTTTGCGACACATTTGCAAGGCAGTTGACACGCTCTGACGGATCAGGAAGCTTTATATCAAAGTTATACTTATGAGAAAGAGTATTTAGAACTAACTCTTTGGAGATCCTACTCTCATTGACTGGTTGCCACTTATTTAATGGCGTCCATACCCACATCAGACCATCTACGGGCTCAGTATGAACCCACACACCAAGCTGACCGCCACCCAGTATCTCGGAAAACTCCTCAGCTACTAGAGATTTTATCTTTAGGTTGAATGTGTGATCCTTGATGAAGTAGTTTCTCCTATCTCCATAGGAGGATAGGTCAAACCTCATTCTAGGAAGACCCCCAAGAGACTTACACTTTATAACGCGATTGGCTATGAGATCATTCTCCTCTCCAGGAACTGCGAAAGAGTTATCTATATCAAAGATAGAGAATTGATTAGCTGAGGGAGCCCCAGAGATATCACAAAACTCAATACCGCTAAGAATTTTAGCATTCCTAAACTCCGCATTATAAACATTGCCAGAGACAAAAGTTCCAGACAAGGGGATTACACTCTGCCCAGTGGTATCAGCAACAAATGTTCCATCAGCAGACTCGTTCCACACGGATACGGTGTTTATCGGCTCTGCGGATCTAACACTTGATGCCACAAAGTCTCCAACAAACTCACCATCAAGCTCTAAATCACAATTGAAAAGTCCGAGACCAAATACTTGACCGAATATATTACCTCCAGACTCTTCTAGGGAGTTTCCGCCCAATGCGTGCTTGGCAAAATACTTAGAATATTCACGGTGCAGTACATGCAGCCCTTTACCGAACGCAAAGTTCTCGTAATCAGCAAAAGAGTTGAGGACATAACCACTAGCGATAGCCTCGTTTGCTAGACTCTGAGCATTGTTTTTCCAATAAGCATCTGAGTCATATGCGCTTGTAGAGAGTAGAATTTGCTTCCCATTGTCGAGCGCCTTCGATTCGAAAAGCTCATGCATCGTGTTGTATAGCTCAGGTAACTGCCCTCGATCAACGTACCTAGCTGTAGCCGCTAATTTCTCTGGCATCTTGGCGTTTGATCCTAGTGCAGACAAACCTCTATACGGGAAAGTGGTGCTAGTATCTATACCTGAGAATGTTCTGGTTGACATTAGGCCCTCACATTCGTCCCAGATCCCAGAAGGATTAATGGGGTCAACCACTGGGTGAAACTTGCCAGCAGAAGCAACGTACCCAAGCGTAAGCTCACCTAATGAGGATGCTAAGGAGTGCTCCAATGTGGAGGGGTCGTAGCTCACAGGTCCATTAAAGCCAGTCCTATCGTAGTACCCCTCTAAAGGCAGTAGGTACTTAAGATTTCTTCTCCTAATAGCTCGTCTAGGAACACTATCGAGCGGTGTGATAACTGCCGTTCCTGAAAGCAGAGGATCAGTAACGTCATCTACTGCGGCTCTTTTGAATGTATTTAATCCGCCTCTTCCTGAGTCAGAGTCTAAGTTGGAGTCACCTCCTCCTGTAGCAAAGGACATGGCGACTCCACTATACTCAAAGTTTCCTAGTACGGAGCCTGAGGTGTACCCCACCCGATTATCATCGTGATCTAGACCAAGATACTCGAAAGCTGTGGAAGACATTTCAAAATCATCTTGAGCACTTGCAGTCAGATTAACTCGGGTGATGGCATGTGCGGGAGAGAACTCCCTAGATACGCGAGCAGCTTCGTATAGTGCATACTTGCCATCCCCCTCCAAAGTAGATTTTGAGAAATCAAAATCTGTCTCATCGAAGTTAACAAACAGGTGGGAAGATTTACCATTCCAAAGGCTCAGAGCATTCTTCTCATAGTCAGAAATGCTCAACATCACGCTATCAAAGTTGGAAGGTGTTTGCGTTGAACTAAAGAACATTAAGAACTCATTCAAAGCTCCGAGATCAGACTCATCAGTTACTGCGCTACTGACTATAAAATTACCTGTCTCTTCCGCAAAGCTCTCTGTGACCTTGAAGCACTTAAGTCTCTCCACTAGAAACTCTACCATAGGCTTTGTCACAGAACAATCTCTATAGTATTTTACCTCCTCAAAGGGAGGCAGTGGGAAGTTTCTTCTTCCCCTATAATTAAACAAGAACTCTAAGTCGCCTTTAAACTTTAGGTAGGTTGGACGCTGCCCCGTTGTAGGATGCTCAACTCCAGCCATATAGACTCCCTCACCAAGAGGTCCGAACCCGTAAGCAGCGTCCCAAGCTTTACTCTCTCCAAATAGTTTAGCATCCTGCTTATACGCCTGGAAACCTGGGTCGGTGATCTTATGAATATGAAAGCCTCGCATAGAGGGCTCTCCTATTGTTGTGTACCTCTTAGTCTCACAACCCTCTGAGTCTAACTCCCAGAACTGAGGAACAGGGAAGGGACTGCCGTGGAATAAGAAGTTCTCTGGAAACCTCTTATACATGTCCAGTAGGATACTATCTGTCACTAGCTGTAGATTCTCTTCTAGACTGCTTGTGCTATAGTTGTAAACTCCACCCTCGACAGCAAGAGCCCTCGTCCAGGTCTCTAGATTTTTGAACAAGGGAGATTCGGTCACTAAAGCATACCAGATAAGGTTTGGTAAGTAAGATTCCCAAAGCTCCTGAACCTGACCAGAAACATCAAAGACAGAATCAATAATTAAGGCATTTAGAGCCGACTGTATGGCCTCCAAAGTTCCTGATTTCTTGTAAAGATCTATGGCTAATCTAAGTTGATGTCTCCACTTGGTGGGAGAGTTCCCTCTTAGCTTAAAGCCAATAAGATCCGCAATGTACTGAATCTGCTCGTCTCTACAATTTTCTATATCGTAGATCAGAGATATGTTTTCAATCTGATCAGAGATGTCAGCAAAATGATACCCCAGAATATTAGAAAACTTCCTATGAGGCCCTTTTGACACCAAGTCCTGCAACTCTAGTTGAGAGTCGATATAACTAGTAAAAGCGTCCTTAACTCTATAGTCTCTCTCATCTATGTAGAGAGGAGAGTAAGCAATGTCAACCAGCGTCTTTAGGTTATCCAGCTTCTGAGTCCCGCTCGTATAAGTGGCTACTACTCCAGCACTAGAATCCACAATAGCGTCTGCCGCTCCAGAAACAAAACTAGTGGGTAGATACTGTCCGAAGGAGCAGGTCTCATTATTTCTCCACAAATACTCAGTTAACCCTTTCACCCCATCAACGGTAGTTAAGGACTTTCCAACGTACAGAGAATTAATAGAGTCTAGTACATAGCTAGATGGAGAGTATGTCAGACCACCATCGGCTGAGGTGTTTAGGAAATAAAACCAGCCCAGAGAATCAACCAGATAATTGTGAACTGAACTGGCGTCAGCGTTTCCTGTGAGCGCAGAAAGAGTTGTTATATTCTCTTCAAGGGATCCTGTCTCCGTCTGGGTGGCAGGGACTAGTATTGGTAAAAGAACAGAAGATAAGTATGAAGAAAATGCTGAAGAAGTTGAGAAGTCTATGAAGCTTTTACCTAGTGGCTGAAGGATCTTCGTTTCGAACGTAAACGGATTTATCTTCGTAAGCTCATTTTGTTTTACAAAGTATTGAGAGATGCCACTAATGTTCTCCAAGGAGCTAGTCTGAGTGTTCTCTACCCCCGAAATAGATAGAGTTGTAGCTACATTATCCGCGCACTGAACGTGCCTGTTTATTAGATCAGAAATAGGATCTAACTCTGTACCACTAAGCTCCAGATCTTTTTGTTGATACACCTCAGGCGTAATTAACTCAACCAACTCTACGAAGTTAGTTTTTGTATAATTTCTTTTCTTCGGTGTATTCTTGTTGACGCCCATCAGTCTAGTAGAACTACGTTAATTGTAAGATTGTTTAGTTGTGCAATCTCATTGAAGTCTAGCGTCACATCCTGATCGAGGTTATCTATGCTAGAGTATCTAACCTCCTCCACCTCAAAAATCTGTCGGTTTAGCTCCGCTATATTAAGGTCTTCTCCAAAATCCCTATTGTCTGCATTCATGTAGTTAAGAAGCTTACCCCTCACCTTATTCTTGATTGAGTCTTGATTCTCTTCCTCCTCTCTATCAATTCTGATAGTGACTCCTAGATCTAGAGTCCTGATAAGCCCATCTACAATAACTACATCATCAGTAGCCATCCTCTTGGGATTAATGGCTGCTAGTAACTGAGTCTTAAAATTGGTTGTAGCCCTTTGTAGCTGTAGCTCTGAAGCCTTCTCTAGTACATAAATGTCGATCACGTTTGCCGAAGCGTAGGCTTTTCTCGTAGCCGCTTTTGCTTTGCCTACAGTTCCAAAATTGCTGATAAAAGTGTTGGCAAAGACTGTATAATCCTCAAGAGTAACAAGGCGATCCTGTCTTCTAAAGTTAAGCGGAGCGTATTTCTTTGCGTGCTCTATAGTCTCTGCGTTAGAGCCCCCCGTTGCTTTACTAGTATTAGTCAGCGTGCCGCTATCACGATTTCCGGTAGTTACATTGGTGTTTATAACATCCTTCCCTATGTTTCCTCGGGTTCCTCCACCAACTCGATATTCTACTCTGAAGGATGCCGTATCCTCTGGAGATATGCCCGCAGTGCCATCACCAAATACTACGGTAGCGTTATAATCGTCATCATAAACCACCTCAAAGATTTTGTCAGAAGAGCCCGACGCATAATATACGTTAGGCACTTCTACGAAAGCTCCTTGAGTGTCCGCATTAGGAGAATTCACCCACACACCAATACTACCTTCCACTACAGGTCCTTGAGTCAATGGAATTGTTTTTATTCCGTCTGTCGCGGCAAACTCGCCTGATTCAGAAACTAGAGCACCCTCTTGAATAACTAAGTTACTCCACACAGACCCCGCTGATCCAGTATCGTCATCAGACTCTTGATGATCTAAGGATATTCTTCCAGTAGAGTTTACGATATCCACCAAACCGTTTACTACTTTATACAAAGTAAAGCTCAGACTACCCCCATCCTCTGGGGAGTTAATTGTAATAACTCTATCCGCAGGAAAGATCACATGACTCTCTGCGGCAGAATTAAATGTTATTTTAGCATCAGCCGCTGAAGACAAGGGGCCTTTCATACTGATTCCAATTAGTTCTAGTAGCTTTTTAACACTAGACCTTTGTTGTGCCGTAGCCAAGAAGTTCTCATTAGCAAGCATGTCAGCCTTCATGGACATTACTGCACCCATGTATGCTGCTAATTCCAGAAACATCATCCCCAAATCAGACTCCACAAAATACTTGTAATCGTCGGGATATACCACCTTGGCATAATCTATGAGCGACTGCCTCAGTGTTAAGAAATCCGTGGCTGCGAAGTTTATAAGCGTAGGTCTTTTAGATACTGGTATATTAGCCAGCTTCATAAAGTCCGAGGATATTGTTCCAGAAAAATTCATGATATAGTTACTCCGACATCAAAGACTTCCAAGTCAGCAGTGTCTAACTTTAGTGTTAATATAACTCTCAAAGAGTTTCCTCCAGCGGGTCCTGAATCTCCCGTAGGAAATACCCCTATCTTTTGTATCGTAGCTCCAACTATATAATTTCTAAACGAAGTTTGTATTTCTCTCTTAATGCTGGAGAAGGTAGTCTGGTCCAGAGGTTGGAATAGGTAACGTCTAAGGTTACATCCGTAGTTAGGGAGCATCAGACGCTCACCGCGCTCAGTTAGTAGAAGCTGCTCTACGGCATCTTTAATCATGTTGATGCCAGAAGATTTAGAGAAAAATCCCCCAGCTTTTCTAGAGCCCAACGGAAAGGTCAGCCCAAAAATCTCTTTTCTTTGAGACTTTGGAGCTTGCATATTGTATCGGCCCTGAATGGATCCGTACACGTTGGTTTCTAGATTAGCAGCCATTATATCTTAATGTTTTTGAAGAAGCCTCTCTGAGCATCGTAGTTCTTTTTAACTTCTAGATTATCTAGGGGCCTTGAATAAAACTTTAGACTTCCTACATGCCCGCGAAGACCACTTATTGTACCTCCTCTATCACCTCCCATGAAGTTGCCGTACTCATGCATTCCGTCCGTATATCCGCCCCCAACGAGCCAAGGAGTGTAGAACGGGTTGAGTAAGGGTCCTTGCTTGATAGTCGTTGGGCCATCAACCGTGGTGGAAGAATATTGAAAGCTATTATCTTTCTTGAATGAGGGTAAGGATACTGTTTTATTTACGTCAACACCAAATACCTGACTAATAGATGACGTAGCCACCTCCTCACCGTCAGCGAACATTTTAATGGTATCTGTTCGTGGATCACATGTAATGTCTATCAGAACAAACTGCGAAGATACATTACCAAAATCGCTTGCAGACAGGTCCACTTTCATCTTGTAGAATGTTTCGTAGTCCTGACACTCATCATTATTAACAAATGACATAGAGGAGAAGTCTCTAGCTTGTGTGGGCGCTATGAAGAAGCTCAGAGAAGAAACGGGGTCGTTCAGAGTTTGCTCGTTACTATATCCTGCGCTCGCCTGGGTGATTCTTCTATCTCTTGTGAAGCCGCAAAGCATCCCTCGAACAAACTCCCCACCACGTTCAGGTCTTAGGAAGTCTAGGTCTCTGTAGGCCCCTGTGTGGTCAATGGCAGAGGCATTGGGGTTGTGTCCCACATTCTCCGATCCAAAGAGAACCTTGGTCAACGAGGACGCCGCAGGACCCCCATCACCACTAAGCCACCCAATCTCCCCATCCGTAATATTAGGAACATGAGCCCAGCACTCAATAGTAAACCCATTTGACGAATAAGTTAGATCTCGGAATTCAGCCGTATCGGGGAGCCGTACAAAAGACCCCATGGCGGACGCTGCCTCTGGGTCAGTGCTCTTGTTCTTAGTTATACCTTCTAGGTACGGGATGGCTATCCCAGAAAAGAAGACCGACTGCCTGTTAGTGCCTAGTAACTGTGCGTTGTTATACATATTATCAGTCGCACAATTTGTGACATTAAAGTTAGTTGACGAAGGCAACTCTAATCCTGTGTCTAAGAAGTTATAAATTGCGAACAGGTCTTCATAAACAATCTGATCAGTTAGGGACAGAACAGTTCCCGAAGTCTCTCCTGATGGGCTATACAAAATACTCCCCTTTCCTACTGTGGGCACCGCAAGCTGATCGAACGATATTGAGGCCACCTTAGGTCTTGCTGGGCGAACGAACTTTGTTTCTAGAGGAAGGACAATACCATCAACATCTGCTTGTTTGAATACGAGCGCCTTCTGTTTTTCCAAGTCCACGGACAAGTTGTACTTCTCAAGGAAGGAAAAATCATTTATAGGAATATCTCCAGGCCCGAACTCAGGCCCACTAAGATCTCCGTAGACTTGTCCAGCCTTAACAGCAACCTCGATCTGCTTCTTCCTTCTGTTGATCTTGCTGTTATGATTTGCAATCTCAGACATGATAAGATTTCGCTGATTAGTTACAATTGCAGTGCCGTCGCCGTACTCGTCAATAAAGCCTCGAAGGTCTGAAGACAAATCGTATACATGCTTATCTCTCTGCTGCTTGATTACGGCAAGAAAGTGATCTTGGTTGTAGTAGTGCTGAAGTCCCGCGCTATCGTCTATCCTATTCGGATCAAAGATGTTATTCGTAAACTTATTTAAAGATTCTATAGAGATCGCTTGACCCTTTCCACCCAGGTTAGGGTCATAATCATATTTCCAAGCATCACCAACAGGAACCATTCCCGAAATAGCTAGGTATACGGGATCGAGTCCGCCGTCGTAAGAGTCGTAGTATAAACCATCGTTCGTTAGGACGTAAGAACCCTCAGTCGTTATCGGTGGTCCATAGGTTAGTCTGAATACAGGATCATCATCCACTAACCCTGGGTCATCTTGAGCGACTCTCTCGAAATCAGTTCCAGAAAGGAAGGGATCCAACTCTCCTGAGTCTAAAAACTTAGGCTCTAAAGAGGGGTCATTGGCTCGGGCAAGAAGTATTGTGTCTATGTCCTTGATCTTTTTATCAGCTTGCTTTATAAAAGAAGAAGCTTTATCTATACGAGCCTTATCCCCAGCGTACATCGTCTCAAAAGCTTCATTTATTTCTTGTTGAGAAAGCGTGGCTCTTTGAGTGGAGGAGTTTCCTGACTGATATGATTGTAGAGTGCTAAACTTATCCAAGCAGTCGGTGATAGCGTTTATCTCATTCATTACGTTGTTGTAGTTTTGATAAAGCTGTGCTCCGAAAGAGGCTGCATACTGAAAAGCGCCCAAAGCTCCTGCTAAGTTATTTTTAGTCTGGTTGTCATCGTTGTCGATCCCCATCCAAGCGGAGTCTGATCTAAATTTAAACGTCCCCGTTTCTGTGTTAAATTCAATAATGCCTGTGTTTAGCATCATCTTCTTGAACACTTCCTTAGTTACCTCGTTAGCCTTAGCTTTGCCTGAGGAGATTTGTGACCTAATGTCTGTGAGTATGGAGCTAGGTAATAGACCCAAGGCTTGATTAGCTAGATTTAGCATACAACTAGGCATACCAAAAGACATGCCTAAAGCCTGAATAGCTCCTGTTCCGGTTTGTCCCTGTACCTTTAGGAACGTATCTAAATCGAATGACGCCATCTTAGTATGTGGTTACTCCTGTATTGTCGTAAGTGCTCTGAGGGTTCGGAATGTTGGGAGCAGTGGGTGAGGCAGTCTCACTTGCTAGGTAAATCTTCGACCCATCTATATCTACCTGTCCAGAGCTTTCTATATCAACTTTTGAGCAATTAACGCTATATTTTTGGCACTGAAGGTTCATGTTCCCACCTGCTCGCATATTTATGTCTCTATCCGCAGAGATATTTACGCTGCCTGTGGTCTTAATTGTAATGCCGTCTGTCCCATCACCGTTCGTCTCTATAACTATTTGCTGGTTTCTCCCCGACTCATTCAGGCACTCAATAAATATCCTACCCTCCTCCGCTTGAGTGAATACGTTCACATCCTTCCACTTGCTTTGAATATTTACATTTCCAGCATTGATCTCTTCATCGCTCTCAAAGGGAACTCCGTTAGCTAGGTTAAGTAGCTGAAGCTCCCTGCCCGCCTCATGAACCACGATGTCAGTCTGAGACTCGGTGTTAATATACTTTTGAGGTCCTACAGTCTCGACCTGAATGGCTCTAGCGGGAATGCCTTGAGTCTGCGGGTCGTCAGTCAGCGTTATTCTACTTCCATTACCTGTGTCTAAGATAATGGAATCAATGGTAGGAGCATCATGAAGCTCTACCTTCTTACTTCTAGACGAGTGTAGCCTAACATATCTGTTGAAGAACCCAGGATTGTACTCATCAGAAATAGTTAGTCCTGCGTTCTGAGGGCTCTTGAACAGATACTTTAAAGGAGCGCCCCTAGCCTTGTATATCTCAGGGTCTACGCGCTCTAAAGGCATGATCTCAGAATCTTTTAGAGGGAATCCTGTAGTCTCTCTAGGCTCTGGAGCGAACGTAGTTCCCATGTAATACCAACTAACTCCTCCTGTAGGGCGACAAACTAGAATCTCAGTGCCCACTTCAGGTACGGCAACAAATGCACCAGAATCGTTAGATCCATAGGGGCTAACATAGTATACTTCTTGTTCTGTATTTCCCTCAGCAGCGACATTTGCCAGAAAAGTTCCACCCCGCCCAGGGTCTACCCTACTTCTAACTTCCGCTAAGGATATGGCTCCTTGATTATTGCTCTCTTGCATCTTAACTTTCCTCTTTATACTTGGGAGCGTTCTTTACCAATCTAAACTCCGATGTAGCTGATTTGCTATCTATGACATGCTTAAACCCTATGATCTTATACAAACCGCTAAAAAACTTATTGAGCAGGTCTGTGCGGGGGATTTGGGTTTGTGTTATAGGTTGATCCTGAGCGAAAACTATACAAGCAGTATTTATAGAAGCTATTTTAGATAAATGAAATGTGGGAAGGGTAGTTATGCTCATCTGCAAGCCATCTCTAAACATTCTTTCAGATAGATCGGCTATAATGTCGTTAGGATTTCCTGGGAGATGTTGATCAAATAGAATCAATCCCTTCTTGTTATCTAGCTCTGCGGTTTTTATAACAGCCGCTAAGGCATCTGCTGCACGATCTGGGGAGGACTCCTTTAGATCCTCCACCAAGGTAGGCGACAACTTCGCAGCCAAGTCTTTTAAGATCTCCTTCTGCTCGTCATCTCCCATTCCAGAAGAATATTGTTTCATTCGTAGGTACTCGATGGCTCTTTCTCTGGTAGTGATCGGGAATGTTCCTACGCCTGTAGGAAGGGATCCATTAGCTACTGCGGAAGCCAGCTTAGATATTTCTTTTTGATATCCAGTCTTCAGTGCAGCAAAATACACTGCTCCGAATTTGAATTTCATGTCCAAAACATTTGGATTCTGTGTATTGTATCTGAACACAGGGATGTTTTTTTCCTTTACAAGATTGGCCGCATCAGGCGACAACTCCGAATCTCTGTAAGAAAACTCATCAGGGATATATGAAATATCTCCAAACCCTGCGTCTGCGTTGATGTTCGGTTGAGTTATCTCTTTTACTCTCTTACTGTAATTTATCGCGGTTAATATAGGCAAATCTAGTGGGTGAAGCGGGTGCTGCATGTCAGCCGAGAATCTTAAGTTATTATACTCATCACTACCTTTCTCAAACTGCTTAGATTTAGTTCTTAGAGACTTAGCATTTCTATCAACAGCCTTAACGTCTATATTAGCATATAGATAGTCTTTTATCATGGCTGAATCTCCAACTATGATGGCTTCTCTATCGGGGTGAAATGTATCATACCCAGCAAACGTGTAAGAAAATTCTTTGTCAGAATACTCTTTCCAAATTTTAAGTATGTTAACGTCTGTTTCTGTGAACGCAGAAACTCTAGAGAATACATACGACCCCTTACACATTTTTTTTATTCTATCTAAAACAGAATTAATAACTTGCATGTGGTCTGGAATCTTTTTGTCGGTCTTATCTATGACCCCAATAAAAACTCTACTATCTATGAACTTATCAACTGCCTGTTCAGGATCGTTAGCTCGTTCATTTTCTGAAAACTTAGAAATCTCAGAAGAGGGTATTACCTCTCTATTCAGAGGAATATCTTTTTTCTCCGTATGAACTCTAATGCCAAAAGATTTCAAAGTTGAATCAACGAAATTTTTCTCCCTCCCTAAGTTTGTTTGAGTAGCATTGAAAAGATCTTTTATCCTAGACAGCCTACCTCCAGGAGGGGCAAAAGTTACAATTTCCTGTCCTGTTAAGATCTTATACTTTCTAGCCTCGTCATTGATAGCCTGTCTACAAATTATATTTAAGTTTGGCAGAAGAACAATAACATTAGGATTGTTTGTAGCTTTTTGTATGTAACTCCTCAAAGCGTCTACCACAATGCAGTGAAAATCGTACTTATCTATCTTCTTAGAAAGGTCTTCGTATCCAATCTGGCTCAGTGCTCTGCTTTGTTTTTTTCTTTCGTACCTAACATCACTAGCTCCATCACCTAATTGAAGATACTCAGTAGGATCATACCCAGGAACTTCCTTGTATTTTATTTCTTGCGATTCCCCCGCGAAACGCATGGTCAAACCCATAAGGTTTATGTTCGCTGGTTCGTTGTAAGCGCCCTTTCTTTGAGTCATATCAATGTCTTGTGCGGTAGGCACTAGATCCAAAGAAATCTTTCTAGAACCCTTTACATCAACATTAGCATTGGTTAAAATGGTTCTATGAGGCCCCGACCACAAATCTAGGTTATTACCCAGTCCATACGCAACATAAATGACTCGCTCTCCTATGTTCTTGGATAGCTGCTCGGTGAACTCGGAGATGTACTCTTTCTCGTACTCAGACTGACTCTGCTTCACATCATCAGGTTTAGTAGTTGTAAATCCCTTTGATTCTCCCGTGGGGGTATAAGAAAAACCTTCGATCAGTCTGGAGGGGTTTGCTGTAAAGAAGCGGCGCTCAAACTCCTTCTTTGGATCTATGAAGGATAGCTTCATCTTCATGGAGCTTCCTGCTCCAAGAGTATGTTCGAAAGAAATAAAATTTGGGTTAGCTACATTATCAAACAGCAAAGCATTCTCTTCTCCATCAGCTAGGCTGGCTACTAAACTTTTGTAAGTAGCTCCTGCTGAGAATAGCCTCTCCATGACAGCCTTATCAAAAGCCACCAGTACGTTTGCTGTTGGGATCTTCATTTGATTTTGGGAATAAGTATTCTATCCTGAGTATTAAAGCCCTCGAAAGGATCGTCAATGTTATTAACCAACATCAAAAGCCACCAATTTTTTGGAGTTCCGTAAAATACATTAGAGATTAAGTCTGGACGGTGCTCATACCCAGCGGGAACATACCCCACTTCGTAATCAAAAGCATTATCCAAATCTTCCAACATAGAATCAAAACGAGAGGTGTTTACTATAGTGTTAGTAGTTACCTGTCTGTGTGCCACCCTTAGCTCGTCTAGGCTGTAGGGTCCTTTGTCTGTGTTAGCCATATCAGTATCCTGGGTCCATGCTGTTAGTCTCTCCAAGAACAACCGCTTCCCATCCAGCTAGGTTGTCTCTTTTTATGGGATTGCCTTTTGGCTCAAACTCACCAAAGTCTCCAGTACGCATCTCCTCAAGCTTCAGAGATACTTTTATCTTTCTAGGTAGCAAAGTGTCCATGTCATATCCTGCTTGCTCCTCGTACTGTATGGAGTAGTCAGTGCAGATGCACGGAATGTCCTGATACAGTATGCCGTGATTTAGTCTAATTACGGGAGGACCGTATATTGGATTCTTGGAATAATTCACCACGCTAGACCTGATTATATTTGTCCAGTAAATAATCAGATCTATTATTCTATATTTCAGTTGATTCGCTTCGTTGTTTTCTATAAACTGTTGATTGGAAACAGTTTGAGCGGCGAGCTTTGTAAAAAAATTCTGCTGTGTCAGGGAATCTATGTTCTGCTGTAAAGCCTTGTCTTGAAGACCATACCTTGCACCTAGGTAAGCCTTCTCGTCAGGGTTGAACATTCCAGACAGAGTAGACTCTAAGCTGATGAGAACTTGGTTGGCTGAGTCCTGAGCTAATTCCTTAGTGTATTCTGTTCCCAACTTAAAGGCCATACCATCCGGTACTGATTGTGTTTTGTAGGGTTCAGTGAACTTTTTTCTTTCTAGATCCATGTTATCTTTGTCCATCTGATAACTAACGTACTTATCTAGATTTATCTCTGGGTGCTCCTCTAGAAGGTGAGGTAGAGTTAAGCTAAATTGAACATTTAGAGTTCTAGAGTCCGCACCCAAGTAGCTATAAAGATTACTCGATCTGGATATTAGAGAATACTTATGATACCTAGCTTTCTTATTTTCACTTATTGCTACGTTCTCAAAGAAGGGTAGCTCAACGACATAGTAGTCACCTCCTGGGGAAGGCATGGGAAAATAGAACTTTAGATTAGTCCTCTCTGGAAGCGCCCTGTCTACAATGTGTCTGTTTGTCATTAGTCTAACCCTCCTCTTTGGTAAGCCAGTGCCCCGCCTGTTTCCTGTTGTGCTCGCTGCATATTAGCAACTCTAAGCTCCTCTAACATCTCCTCAGCAGTCGTATTCTGACCCACACCTAACATAGTCTCTAGGGCTTGGCTGAGGATTATCGTGGACTCATCGACAAAAGCTGATTTAGTCTCAGGCTCTGGAGTTTTTTCATCTACACTAGCTACGCTCTTACTGGTTTTTCTTTGTAGCTCCTCTCCTTTTAACAAGCTATCCTTAATATCAGAAAGATACTTATTGCCAAGTAAATTAGGATCCTCATTTATCTCTCTAAGTTTTTCAGAAAATTGTCTTGCCGATTCAGCAGGGTCCTGCGTTATGGTGGAAATACTTTTTTTCACATCTTCTGCACGGTCGAGCATTCTTTGTCCGACCCCCTCTAACTGATCATTAACGAAGTCCATCTCATCCGTAAAAGTGAGGGCTCCAAATGTCAGTTTTTCTGTTGCGATGTAGAATCCTTTTATCAAAAGAAGGACTGCTCCATACGCTGTATCTAAACCATTCACAAAAGAAGTAAAAGTTATCTTAACTAGTTCTAGTGGAATAATTATTGCATAATGAAAAGCCTCTTTGGCAGACATCAAGGACTCTGTAAGTTTAGGCCAAACATCTTCAACTACCAACAGCACTCGCTTTCTTAATTTATCAAAAGCGTTCAGTCCTGTGATAGCAAATTCAACTAGCTTTAAGGTAACCATCTGAAACACTTTATCCGCTTTGGGTAGAGTGCCTTCAAGAAAGACTGAAAACCTTTCTACCACCCGTCTAGCAACTAAAGACAAGGCGTCAAAAGACTTCAATATAATTGGATAAAACTTAGCTAGAGCCTCCGTTAAGGGTGTTAGAATCTCATTTTTTAAGTTTGCTAGTGTATTCCCAAAATCAACGGAATCATCTATCTCTTGCTTTACTCTCTTCCCTAAATTGTCTGCTACGGTGGTTAGTTGAATCGTCTGCTCTCCAAAGATCTCAGATGCAACCCCTATTTTGAAGAATCCATCGCTGGCGTCACCTGCCACGCTTTTAAACCTATCCGAAGCAGTGACAAAAGCATCCTTAAGTATTTGTTGTGCGTCAGCAGCGTCCTTTGCTGCGGCTAATCTTTCTCTAACATCCGAGATTCCAAGCTTGGTCAACCTTTCGTAGCCTTCCATGCTTGTATCCATAACCATCTTCATGACGTTGTTTAGAGGTCCTGCCAACTGAGGGCCTAGCTCCCCCTGTAGCATCGTCACGGCTCCCATAACCTTATCACCCATTCCAGCTAACGCCTGTGCTGGGAACGTAGATTTTAGGGCATCTATGGCGTCTACCAGCTTGTCTGTGCTTATCTGGTACTCAGCGCCTGTCTGAATTAAGCTTTCTGAAAGCTCATTGGTCTGTTGTCTGGAGGTTCCTAGAGACGCCTCTAGGCCCGCAAAAGCAGCCGCAGTCTTAGCCGAGTTAGTATTAGTAAGTTGCTGCTGGTTTATTAACTTGGCTACGCCAGCAGTATTACCTTGTAAACCCGCTTCCATCCCCGCAATAGCTGCTCCAAACTTTTGCGTAATATCTCCACGAAGACCCTCCATGGTCCCACCAAGTTGTGAGTTGGTGCTTTCAAAGGTCGTACCTAGAGCTAATGACGCTCTCTGAGCATTTTCTGCAAAGCCCATAGCCTCCCTAAGCTGGCTGGTGAGCGTATCCATAGCCTTGGTTAGCCCACCTATTGCAACATCAGTTAATACCATTATTCTTGATCCTTGGAGTCTAATTTAACTACCTTATACAGAGATCCAAAAATATTAGACATTATGTATGTTCTGAACTCTGGCTCAGGAAGTTCTTTATTGTTATATAGAGTTTCTAAAGAATCTGGGGTATATTCACCATCCTCAGGAACCTTGAATCCAGTTAACAATTTGTTACCCGTTTTAGCGTCTCTGGTGATAGGCTCTGTCATTAGAACTATCCTGAATGATCTGCTGCCCTTACCTGTTCCTAACTTGTACCTGAAGAACACGACTTCACCAACCTTTGCACAAGAGTCGCTCTTAGGAACCTTAGACACACTTCTGTTCTCGTCTGCTCCGACTTGAGCTAAAAAATTCTGAATTCCTTTTGAAAATTGTCCCATCGCTTCTTATTATATATTAACTAATATATATTAAATAATATACTAAATTAAATAATATGTATTATATATTTACTATTTAAATGAGTTATAACCTAGATATAGAGATTATTGATTTTCTTGATTTAATAAATGATACTTTAAGTTACTCCTTTGTGGAGAAATGGCGGCACAAGTACAGCGAAAAGTTCATCAAGCATTTCCAGTTCAAGGTTCTGGATGCAATGAACAAGCAGAAGCCTATTAAGCTGGAGATGCTGTTTAACTATCTAACCAAGAAATGCAAATACTCACCAGAGCAGGTACATAACTTCTTTGTCTCTATACAAATAGATATCTATGCTCCGTTCATTCACGGAACGTATCCTAGGATTTCTTCCTAGGTTTCTTTTTAGACTTTAGCTCTTCTATCTTGTTCTGCACTTCATGCATGGTACAGAACTCAGGACAGGCAGTCTTGTAGGCACACCAGTTACAGAAATCATTTCTGCTGGGCCTCATATCGTCCTTCTTGCTCTTACGAATCTTCCAGACCTCATCGACAATCTTTCTCGCATGAGCCGTGATCTGAGGAACCGAGTAGGTAACGTGGACAAAGTTATTCGTCAGAGGGTAGTAATGAGCCGCCACAATGTTCTTAATAGGAACATCGTACAGCTTACTAATCGCGTAGACGTATCCCTTCAACTGAGTGTCCTGGTATAGGTCCACTTTGGTCTTCTCTCTTTTTGAAGTCTTATAGTCAATGATGAGGAATCCACCATCCTTACCCTTGATCACACGGTCGATGATTCCGTTTAGTGTGATATCGTCTTTTACGGGAACCTCAAATACAAGCTCTGTTGCTATTGTTCCTGAAAGGTTGGAGTTGAAGTCTAGAAAATTTTGAATGCATTTTAAATCCTTGCCGTTGTACTTCTCTGATATCTTGTATGTGCCCTTCACCTCTTCAGCGATCTGAACTAGCTCACCCTCTGTGGTGCAGTTTACTCCGTCCTCAAGGATCTTGTGGATATAGGATCCGAAGTGTAGAGCCTCAGTATTCGATTCTTCGGGTTCGGGGAGTCGGTCAACATAGCGATAACGATACTTCAGCTTACACTGCTTAAACGTCTGGTATTTAGATTCGGAAATAGTTTTTATGTACATCATAGCACCTCAATTTATTAAAGAGTATATCACCAGGAACTTTGGAGATAAAGGCCGCTTATCTTCTAATGGGGAAGAATTCATCATGGAGTCTGTCTTTGTGAAGAATGATTGGAAGAAGCACATGAGCGTCAATATAGTTAGTGGGCTGTGGCAGTGCTTCAAGACAGGAAGGACAGGTAACTTCACGCGCCTGTACTCAGAGGTGGAGGAGCTTCCGTACTTTCGCGCCCAACGTGACCTGATGATTAAGAACTTTGAGTTCCTTGGACAGGAACCGCCTCAAGAGTTTAAAAAGGTTCAGCAGCTTGAGCTAGACACCAGCAAGCTACTTCCTATCAATATTGAGACAGGTTACTCTGATGACCCTAAGCTACTGAATGCGTGGAAGCAGCTTTGGGATAGGCATCTACTGACTGAGGATGAAGGCTACCCAGAGGCTGAATACTACCTGTGTGTTGAGGGTAAGTTCGCTAATCGAATCATCATCCCTTTTGAGAAGGATGGTGTTGTTTATTACTTTCAGGGCAGGGCTCTTGGAGATCAGCAGCCTAAGTATCTAAACCCGTCCATCGAGATTGCGCCTCCGTCATCAGATGTGCTGTACCCTTACGATGAGGAGGCTGACTATGTTGTCGTCTGCGAAGGACCTCTAGATGCTAAGTCTCTTCAGCTTCAGGGCGTAAATGCAACAGCTACCATGAAGAATATCATCAGCCCAAGACAGGCGGATATTCTATCCACATTTCAGGGAAGGATCATTCTAGGGTTTGATAATGATGCAGCGGGGGAGCGTGGCTGCGAAGCTTTTGACAGGCTGCGAAGGGAACGCCTTATGGATGAGTTTTATGTCTGCTCACCTCCCGATCCCTACAAGGATTGGAACGAGTGCCATATAAAGGGAGTGAGCCTCCCCGACTGGATTGATCAGGAAAGCTCACTGTACAATTTTGAATATAAAATGTTTAACGAAGTTAGCTTATTGTGAAATAGTAAGGGGGCGATATGATGCTCTCGTTGAGCAGGTTATACTTTACGGTTGCCCTGTAAGTTCCAGTAAGTCCTCCAAAGTCTGCGACTCTGGGATGTGTTGCCAAGGTTGTCGTGTCGAATCTAAATAATATTGTATTGTCTGAAGTTATGTCCATAACGGACTGAGTATCAGCGAAGCTAGAAACTACCACTGTGGCTGGAAGTGTGGTGGAATCCTCGTTGACCTTCTCTATTTGCATCATTGCACTAGTGATAGCGGAGTCCTTAAAAATGTTCTTCACGCTGCTATCTATGTCTTTGTTTTGAATAGTGATCTCAGTGGTGACGGTCATGTTCTCTATAGAACTTAGGGTAACATGTTTGTTCAGTAACTTGTTCCTTGTCTTGAGAAGTAGTGGCTGAGTTATCGTGAAGAACGTGTCATCGTACAGATGGAAATCACTGATTAATGTCTGATAGTCTGAGCCTTCTGCAAATTTGATGGTCCAGCAGTCGATGTAATCGTTTACCGCGCTCGCCGCATTTTCCACAACTAGCGAGGATCCATAGAAGTTATAGATTCCTGAGGTGTCTTGAGTCCCATCAAGAACGACCATATACTCCCCTTGTTGTACTCGATAGACACCGCTGGTTGATCTAATGTCAGTCCCTGGGTTATAGCCACTAGGATCCTGAGCAGGAGTACCTCCATCGTTCCCTGACGGAGTGAAGTGCATCTGGATGATGTCCCCAGGTATACTAGAAACTAGTACGTTATCAGTTGCTAGAAGGCTACTCGGCGTAAAGTTAGAAGCCTTTTGAAAAATAGTTACACCACTAATGTCATAAGGGTCGTAATACTGACCATCATTGATGAAGAACGCCCTCAGGGCGACCTTCTGAATCACAGTGGGTCTGTTATGCCTATCAACTACCTGAGTTCCGTTTAATTGCATCGCTTTCTCTCTCCAAGTCCTCTTTAAGAAGTTTTATGAATATGGTCCTCTCCATGCGAGTCATACCCTTTACATCCGCATAAGTGAACCTAGCTCGTTTTACAAGTATATAGGCTTCTAGAAGAAGATTGTCTACATCAATTACTTCTTCTAGTTCACATCGAAAAAATTTGCATCTATTGGTAGGTCTACAATAGACACCCCTCCGCATTCGTTGCACTGGAACTTGACCTTAGTATCAACGCCGTAGTCGCTCTTAATAGCGTTTAGGATAGTTCTGACATCCTTTAGGGGCAGCTTGTCTATTACAGGGGCAATGATGGACTTGTCAGTATGACCAGCGATCTCGACCACGAATCTCCATAGCTGATCTAAAGCAGTCTCGGTATCCGACATCATTCGCTCATCTCTAACTCTAGGCAATCTCACCTTTGCTTCCTTCTTCAAAGTGGGCAACATGACAGTTACTGGGTCTGCAAAATCGTCAGGAACTGGATTTATGTTGAGCGTGGAGAGCTTTACCGTTGTAGGGTTTTCCGCCTTGCAATGAGTGCAGACTAGCAGAGTGTTGTAGTCATCTCCGTAGGAGATTTCTCTAAGCTTCATGATCATGTAGAGCTTATCCATTGAGAGGAGGTCTGGAATTTTTACATTAGTGGCACACCTCTGTAAAATCATGTTGACGGGATCCTCAGTCTTCTTAGCACTCACTAAAGCTTTTTCATCCTCGAAGGTCATGGGCCTTAGGGTTATAGGTGCCCCTGGATCTTCCAAAGCGTACACTCTGTTTTCTGAGGGAAGCTCCAACTCTATAGCGGTATCTGAAGGAAGATCTTTTAAAAGGTCTTCGATGACCTCCTGCTTGGCAGGATCATTTACTTGATTGTTCAGCATAAATAGACTCCTAGTAGAGTATTATATACTCTATAATAGTTTGATGAAGATTCATGTAGATAATATAAATTCACGAATCGAGACGGACAATCCCGAACTCTTGAAAGCCTTGTACGACATGTACTCGTTTAAGGTTCCAGGTGCTGCATACTCTGCCGTTTACAAGAGGAGGCAGTGGGATGGCAAAACTCACTTCATTACAAAGGGAGGAGTTTTAAGGACTGGCTTATTATCTAGGCTACTAGAAGACCTCAAGAAAATTAACTGTACGCCAGAGATCGTGTACAACCTCCCTCCAGTAGAGAACAAGCCTCTAAACACTAAGCAAATTCATGGCTTTAAGTATTATGACTATCAAGAGGAACTAATCTCACAAGGGCTACATAATAAGAGAGGGATAATCAAGTCCCCCACGGGTTCGGGAAAAACATTGATTATGGCGGGGCTAATCAAAGCTTTAGAGGGTAGGAAAATGGTAATCCTATTCAACGCCAAACAACTACTAACTCAGTCTTATGATTTCCTCACTGAAGCTTGCGGCTTTGATAATGTTGGTCTTTGTTACGGTGAGGGTTTTGTTCAGGGTGATATCATGTTATGTACTGTTCAAAGTATTGAACGAATACTTGACACACACCTCGACGAAGCAGAAGTCCTCATGGTGGATGAGTGTCATGAGTTTTCTAACGGCAAGACGACCTTAGCTGCCATCAGAAGCTTCCCTAAGGCTCGGTATCGCTTCGGATTTACCGCTACCCCTCCCAATGATGACATTCCTAGATATAACCTTGAAGGCGCTCTGGGAGGGGTTATACAGCAGGTGGACACCGCCTCCTTGGTAGAGGAGGGTAAGTTAACCAAACCAATCATTCAGCTTATTGATAGACCTTATGATGCTAGTGGCTTGGATGAGGATCAAGGATATCTAACTGTGTACGAAAATTACATAGTAAATAACAAATCTAGAAACAATATTATAAAAGGTGTAGTAGATGCTATCAGAGAAGACAATGAAAAAGCCCGCATACTTATTCTTACCCAATCACTTGATCATGGAAGATCCCTGGAAAAGCTGGTTGGAGGATCCGTCGAGTTCCTGGAAGGGGCTAATTCCATCACAGAGCGGTATGACTGTATTTCTAGATTCCGAGGATGTGAAGAATCTAGCGTGCTTATTGGAACCAAAATATTGCAAACAGGAGTGAACATTGAAGAGATCACTCACTTCATTAATGCCAGGGGGATGAAGTCCGAGATTGCTACACTACAAGCACTTGGTCGAGCATTAAGAAGGCATGAAAGCAAAAGCGTAGTATATATTTATGATTTCCTAGACAAGGAGAAATACTTGATCGAGCATTCTTCTAATAGGAAGCGCCACTACGAAAGAGAGGGCCATACGGTCAACATTCTGTGATTAAGATAATAGATGATTTCCTTTCCGAAGATAACATATTAGAAGAACTTTATAGGTTCTTTCACTACGCTGGCTCCTGGCAGTTTGATTTTTTCACTAGCAAGTACGTTTGGGGGAACAAACATAAGGATCATACAGAAAAATATATATGCAAAATAATTAGAGCTTTGCCTACTATTGATCCCGCCTTCAATAGCAATGGATTTGAAGTATGGGTTAACTCCTTAGACAAAGAAGTGAACCACCTAAGCCATCATGTGGATTGTGATGAAGCAGCAGAAGATATAGAGACAGCCAAAAAGACTGCCGTTATATTCTTGGGGGGTGATGATGGTATGGAAGGCGGCGAGCTTGTGATGGACACAAACGGTTATCACCCAGGCTACAAGTTTGAGACAAACATTTACGATCTAAAAGATAGATCGGAAGCCGAGGACTGGCTCAAGATACCATACAAACCTAACAGACTGGTTATCTTCGAAGGGAATATGGCTCACGGTGTTTTACCCATAAAGCATCTGCAACAAGGAACATCCAGAATAAGCTTAATGATTAGCTGCTGGGACAAGAAGATTGAGATAATGCGATGAAAGCTAAACAGACAATTGAAAAAGAGATATTTCAAATATCGGAGGCTGACAAAAGAAACTTGTTAGAGGTAGTAGAGGATATTAAAAAGGTCCTTACTACTCCCACAATTTCTGAGGATGAAATCCGTAGATTGGAAAATTCTATCACTACTATAACCTCCATAAAAGACAATCATTTATGGAGGTTATTGCGAGCAGCGAAGCAGAATCACATGCTAAATTAATCGTCCATTGGAGGTATGACGATTTCTGGATTCTCCATTCGTAACCGAAGCCCCCAGTTCTCCATGTCTCGCTTGGTCCACTGATCTTCTAACTTGCCTTCAAGTATATCTAGTTTGTAGTTTATATGGTTTAGCTCTGTGCTGATCCACACAACGCCAGCACAAATTGATATAACCATACCCAAGGGTAACATGGTATCTTTATTTATGAGATTTCTTCTTTCCATATCGTTAGTCTCCAATAATTACCCCGCTAAATTGAGTCATCCTCTCTATATGGATAGAGTCCCCAACCCATATAATCTAAAACAAATAACCCATCTACAGCCGTCCCTGAACTTTTTGCAACTGCACCCGCACCAAATCTGCGCGCAGTTCCAGAGGGGAGATTAGTAGAAATTGTCCAGGTTTGATGAACAGTAGACTCATCCATATCTGTTAATTTAAATATTGCCGTGGTGCTAGTGCTCCACCAAATTTGAGCTTTATACACAGTGTCCACGGATAAGGCATAAGTAGCCCCAGTTGTTCGAGTGCTATTATTTGCTGTTTCTGGTGTTATATTTCCGCTATTGTCGATTAGGAAATAAGTTCCATCCACCGCCGCTGTGGCATTGGTTGCATCATCGTAAAACCCAAACTTAGCTGTTTTATTTGTGAAGTCATCGGGAACAGCGAAGATGCACTCAAAGAATAAGTTTTTTCTGGGGGCTATCCTGTCCATAGCTTGTGAATCCCAACGATACCCTGAATCTGCTGTGGTACTAGATTTAAGCAGAACCGCTCCGATCATTTCTGACCATAGAGATGTAGGACTGACACCAGCACCAGTGGTTCCCGCATTTACCGCAGCCCCAAGCCAAGGTCCATTAATTCTAACATCTGCTGAGTGGAAATCACTCTCATACCACCTGAGCTTCTTCTTGTTACCCCAAGTAACCGCCGTAGAGGATCCTCTACTTTGAAGGACCTGACCTCCCGCTGTGGGGTGAGAAGATCCCTTACCGCCGTTAGCCTCTATTGTGTTATTGGTGGCTATAGGGGAATCGAAAGTTGCTAAAGAATAAGTGTCAGCACTTAGGTCCGCAGATTGCAGGTGAACCTGACTGATACTTGGAGAATCCCCAACCTTAGTTCCCTTAATTAGTACAAACGCACCATCAGTTCCATCATCTTCAAGCCTTACATCAGACTCACCATTAGCACTAATCTCTAGTGGGACTGAGTTTCTTCCTAGTGCGACTCGACTCTTGCCATCAAATTCTAGGAGGGTTTTTGTGTTTCCTGAAGTTGTAAAACTTGCTGAGAAATCTAGGGAATTACCACCACCAATATTGGCATCGCCAAGATTAAATAAATTGACCACCGTTGGGTCTAGGGTTACTGTATCTCCTTCGACTAAAGCAAACGGATTCTGTCCTTTTCTAAACTCAAACGCAGTGACTGTATTATTATATCTAAGAACTGCGTTATTTACAGGAAGCCCTGTGCCATCGGATACAATTGGGATGTCTGTAGTTGGGTTGTAATGTATGGCACTGGCAATACTTGTAGCCCCTCCTCCTCCACCAATGTCACCTGCAACACACGCATCGTACACCTCACTCCAATTAGCAGCAGAAGCAGCGAAGTCGTTTGAACTAAAACCATTGTTTGCTCCATCTAGACCTATAATTAGCTGTTGTCCTGATTTATTTCTAATCTGTAGATTATTGTCTACAGCGCCTAGAATTTTTAGTTCACTGCCTATCGTTGGTCGAAAGGTATTCGCCCCAGAAAGCACACCCCCTCCTGGGAATAGGAAGCCTACACTGTCAGTTTGTATAGCAGCTAACCCTTGAACAGAAGTAACGTCTAGTAATTCATTTATCGCAGTGAGGTTAAGCAGATCTATACCAGTTAGTGGACCTAGCTGAGTGGCTGTAGCATCTAGATCTTGAAGAACCGTTGTGCCTCCTACCTCAGAGTAATCAGATTCAATCGCAACTAACTCGGTCTTGATACCCGTCAGGTCTTGAATGTACGGTACTACGTCGGTGGCTGTTAGGGGAAGAACCCCAGTCAGCGTGTTTAATGTCCCTGTAGCTTCAGCAATACCTGTTATGTTATTAAAGTTGGTGCCTGTTCCTGCGAACATACCCGCTGATCCCAGGATAGGGTCTTTTAACCTTTCATGAGTTGATGTCCAATTATTCGCAGAGAGTGCGAAATTATTGGTGGCGAATGTTCCGTTGCCGACGTGCCCCAATTTTAGTTCGCCAGTTCCAGCAGAGCGAATAATTAAGTTTCTGTTGTTCGCACTGTCAATAGTTAGATCAGTATTGGTTCTTCCATCAATACGCTTAACATTGTCGATGTCCCCCCCAGTAGATGGAAAGTCTAGATTTCCATCAGCAATGTTCAAAGTTCCAGTCACGCTCAAGCTGCCGCCCGCATAAGAAATACCACCTTCAATCTCAACTAACTCAGTCTTGATACCTGTTAGGTCTTGAATGTAAGGTATGACATCGGTAGCAGTTAGAGGTAAAACTCCAGTCAGGGTGTTTAGCGTTCCTGTAGCTTCAGCAATCCCCGTGATATTATCATAGTTAACACCAGTTTGATCAAACAAGGTGAGGACATCGGCTGTGACATCTAAAAGCTCATCTACAATCCCTGGACCAGTTAGAGGAAGAACTGACGTAAGGGGTTCTAGCGTTCCTGTAGCTTCAGCAATACCTGTTAGGTTATGAAAGTTGGTGCCAGTACCATCCTTAATATCGTTGAGAACTGTAGCACCTCCCCCACCCCTAGCAATGTTGTAATCTTCATGAATATCAACTAAACTCCCCGTGCCAACAGTAATGCCAGTTAATGGACCTAACTGATTGGCTGTGGCATCTAGGGCCTGAAAAAGAGTTCCATCTCCACCAGCGTCATCATAATCCTGAGCAATATCAGCTAGACCATCTGATCTAGAGACAAGACCTTCTAACTTAACAACATCACCAGCATTTGCGATTGTATCTAACGGGCCTGTAGCGTCAACAATGACTCCCGTTCCTGCATAAAGAGCAGTTACATCACCTTCTAACAATCCTGTAGCAGTATTAAGACCAGTAATGTCATGGAAGTTATTTCCTGTTGCCTCAAACAAGTCGATGACATCGGATGTAACATCCAAAACTGCGTCTACAATTCCTGCACCAGTTAGAGGATCTAAAACTCCTGTAGCTTCGTTGATCGACGTAATGTTTACATAATTAGTGCCTGTAGCTTGAAAAAGATCTTCAATATCGTCAAGAACTCCACCCTCGCCAGTTACAATAACATCAAGCGCCGTGAGCGTTCCCGTAATGGGCACTAATGGGTTAAGTGCTCCCGTAGCGTCAGTAATAGAAATTACATCAGCAGTTAGATCCAGAATTTCTTCTACATTGGCAGTAAGAGGAAGTAAAGGGTTTAGAGATCCTGTAGCGGTAGAGATAGCAGTAACGTCTCCAGGAAGGCTTTGTATATCAGGAGGGAGGACATCCTTTGCAAGAGTGTCCTGATCCCCTAAAGCCAACAGGTTTGTAGGTTGTCCAGCCTCGTTCGACTGGACAACTATTACTGCACTATACTCAGTCATACGGTTTAACTACCTCTTTCTATTTGTAGATAGTCTACTGGTAACTTAACCCAATTATTTCCATCGCTAACAAGGACTAATGATTCCCCCTCAGTGGTGAGAGATATGGACTCTTGATCATGCACCGTGTCTCCCGCAGCCGCAAGGATACCTACGGGGGAGGCTCCTGTAGATTTTGTTACAGTTACGGCTCGCATGGACTGAGCGGACGCCTCAGGCAGTGTCGCAGAGACCGCGCTCCCATCTGCGAATACAACATAGTGATCAGTAGCCATTCCACTAGCGTCATCAGCAAACACGGTGAAGGATTCGGTTTTTCTCTTGACAGCCACTTGCTTATACTCTACTACTTCAGAGGTGACTCCAGCAAGAGGGTCAGGCGTGTTTGTAGAGATAGTTCGTGCGGGCTCAGTAGTGAAGAAGAAGTCCGATGTTCCTACGGGACCACCCTTTGTCTTAGCCATTATGAACCAAGAGAAGTTTGTGTCCGAAGGTAGAATCGTGGGGGTGCCATCCGATCCACCATGATCAAGCTTACCGAAGTCTAGCTTAAATTTCTCTTTTTGAGTGAAACTATCATCTATAAGGTGCTTATGGTCTATATTCATAAGCACACCAGAGTCTAGATCAGAGTTTTGAACTTGCACCAGGAATGACCCTGGTTGCTGAAACAGCAATCCATTATCCATGTCAAATCCAAACTCACTTTGAGCCGAAGTATCTGAAATCTTTAAGTTACTATCCGCTGCCTCAGTAAGAGATCTAACAGGAGTCTTGTTTTCATTTGGAACCATGTATAGAATGGTCTCAGAAATTTCACTCTCAAAACCTCTGGGCTTGTTAGTGCATCCAAGGGTGTAGTAGAAATTTTGATTGGTTCTACTCTTAGTCCCATGATTGGCAGGATAAGAGCTATTAACGGTCAACTGAAGAGGCTCTGCCCAAACAGACATTGTTTGAATAGGACCTGGGAGAACATCCTTTGATCGAGTTGTTCCAAAGATATCCTTTTCGGCCCCAGTAACTACATTTCTGTCTCGGTATCCAGCAGGGTTATCCCAGCTATTCCAAGTTTGTCTGGCTAGATCGTTTTGTGGGTGATTAGGGAACCTAACAGTTTCTATTTCGGGAGCATATGGGTAGGAGAAAATAGCCTCACTTCCCCGAGAAACAAAGAAGGGTCCAAGGTTTGCGGGCTGATGCTGTTGATCTGAGTAATAGTTTCTTGGATTATAGAACATTCCGCGCCGAGTATACCCTATTTCGAAATAATCAAAAGTTCCAGAGTTATAATCCCACTGAGTATCATCTAGAGGATATCTGGTTTGTAGATTTCCTTCTCCACCAATATTCCAGGAGTATAAGGTGTTGTCTGCTCCAGATAGGAAGTAATTTTGAGGAGTGTCCCATCGGAAAGACATTGCTCTATTTATTTGGGCGGCGCTATTGAATCCCGCAATCGCAGTGGTTAGCCATGTGGTGCCTCCTTGGAATGATCGCTCACTTAATCCGTTACCACCGACACAGTTTATAAGCTCTAGCTTAAAAGGACCACCTAGGTCATCATCATCAACGTAGTCTTTGTAAAAAGCTTTAAGTCCATTCGAATCATAGTATTGGGTAATGTGCGTATTTGCCCAACGTTGAACCTCATCAATCATTTGCTGTTCCGCTGTTAGATCAAGAATACCTTTTTGATACCCAGTAGAGTTGCCAACACCTGCTAAAGAAATAAGAGAGTTGTAGTTTACAGTATTATCATTATTATCATAATCTGTTGGGTTGAAAGGCCCTCTACCATTACCAAGATCGCAATGTATAAATTTTACATTGAACGATGGAGAAATGCTAGGGCCTCCTAGTTCATCTTTAGAGGAATCTGGGGAGCCGTACGTCATCGACATTCCAGGCTCATACACAAATGCTGGGCTGTAGCGGGTATATGTCGGCTTTTTAAAAATGCAATTGACGAACTCTACGGGACCCAGGTTCATTCTTTTTGCTGTGGAGGCAACACTTAGTTTCGTTCCTCCAACAACGAAGCACTTATTAGCATTAGACGAGTTCATATCATCAGCGAGCAAACTGTAACCAGGCCAAGATTGAGGTGTATTGAACCCCACGCTCGCCCCAGCCTTAACTTCTCCCCGTATGTGACAATTCTTAAATTTTATAGAATGACACCTATCCCCAGCCCCCCAGTCACCTCGAAGGCTGATGTCTTCTACTGTAAAGTTTTCAAAAACTCCAGGAGAATTATATAATTTATCAGAAAGAGTCTCTCCAACATTAGAATCACAGGTGACAAAAATGTTGTTATCCCCGTAGCAGTGAAACTTATGCTCCCAATCGAAAGTTCTATGATAAGCAGAATCAAAAGGGTTTCCTTTTATCTTGACATTAATCCTGACATCCGACACATGGAGACTTTTAGATCCGACTAATCGCTCCCATGATCTAGAATCAGTCTCTTGTCCATAATCATCGGTTACTGGGTCAGCATTTAAGTCCTCTAAGAACTCACGAATACTCTCATAGTTTGTGAATTTTATAGTTTCCCTGCTAGGATCAATTGTTACATTATATACTTTCATATCATAAACCTCTACTAGGAACCTTTAGTGTATCCAAAGGATTTGCGGTGTAAACAACCCCGTAATTTATAACAACTTCGACATCTGCTGTCGTGCGATTTTCTACTTGAATAATATCAAAAAACTCAGAACCGCTAGTGCGAATCACTTGAGGATTGGGTGAATATTTTCCAACTGTACATAATGTACCCCCTGCACCATCACTGCCCGCGAGCGCGACAGGATTTGTCACTTGATCATACGCATAAGTAGTTGAGCTTGGAACTAAATGAACTACTCCAGAGGCGTTTCCTAAACATGCTACTTCCGCGTAGTTGCATTTTATTTTAATGTCTCCTTGAGTGTCTTTAAGTTCTATTTTCGATAGCACGGTCCCAAAAGGGCTGGAAGGTGCCACTGAGACGACTTTACAAAAAGATTTTATGGCTTGACTAGTATCTATCATTTTTCATCCTCTTGGTCCATACCCATCTCGGCGGCAATGTCCGCTACCATGTTTTCCATGTTGGCTAGATCATCAATCGCATCCTGCTTAGTTACAGGCTCTGGGAGAGGCTCTCCTTCAGGCTGAGGCTGCTCAGGGGCGGCTTCTTCTGGGGAAGGCACCTCCTCTTGAGCTTCTTCTGGCGCGGGCTCAGGAGCGGGCTCAGGCTTTGGAGCAGGAGCTTCCGCTTTAGGAGCTTCTTCTTTTTCCTTTTGAGGAGCTAGGTTCTCGTCACTAGCGTACTCTTGATCCTGAACCTTAGACTTGAGAGTCATCATCAGATCTTGAATGTCTACGAGGTCCTTGCTAACTCTTTTGAAGTTAACCTTTGGAAGAGAACCCGCTTCAGCCTCTTCGATAAGCTGGTCGAAGCCTACCGAAACAAATGTTTCCATGAGGAAATCATTCACATCAATGCACTCAACACCCGATTTGCCTTTAAGGCAAGAGGCCATTTCCGAGAGCACGCCTTTGAGGACACTGCCTTTCGGAGCAAGTCTCGATAATGCTTCGAAGATTACTACTTGAGTGTTAGCTAGGCTCTTGAAGGTAGCAGGATCCTGAAGGTTCTGGACGTTAACTCCGTAACGCTCGTTAATTGTTTCAATGAAAACTTCCTTAACTTCCTTCTTGTACTCAAAGATACGAGAAGAGAAGTTCTGAATATCTTTCTCCGAAACACCGATGCCGTCCGAGTGAGCTAGGCAGTTAGTGAAGGTGTTGTGTAGGGTCTTCTTAGAGGCTAGTGAGAGATAAGGAACTTCTTTGAGGGCCTCAGAAAGAGCGCCAACCACAGCCTCGTCACTTTCGAAGATCATGCTAGATAGTTTTCTGATCGCCGCATTATCAGCCCATACGGTGTCAAAGCTTTTCTTGGACTCGATAAGCTCACGCTTCACTAGTTCTTGTCGGCAGATCATCTCGTAGATGGACTCATTGACACCGTTTTTAAGAGAGTAGCTTCCGCCCTTCTCAAGCTCTTCCAGGGTCAGCTTAGGGAAGTTAAATGCGGTGGATACAGCGTTTGAAAGGTTTACTGCATTCCTAACTTCGGGAACACTAGTAACTCGATCAATGTTCTCTTTGAGGAAGTCCTTTAGTTGCGGAGACACTTCCTGTAGATTACGGAACTCGTCGGAGTTTAGGATGTCTTCTATGCGGCTAAGGCGCTCACTCTGCTCGTAAAGTCTGCTCTGTATCGAACCAAGCTTGAGCCTGTTCTCCCAGAGAGAAAGCACATCTTCAAAAGAGCTATCAGCCGTAGCATACTCCCCATAATGAATACTTTCTACGAAAGAGTTGATCTTCTCTTTAACAAACTCATCGAAGTGCTCACCGTCTTCGAAAATAGAAGAATCTTGAACCTTGATGTTCTCTAATGAAATCGACTCAGAAATGCTGTATTTTCCGCTAATAACTTTGTCGGTTTTGGTAAGATAGGAAACCTGTGAGTTTTCACTATCAATCGAGAATAGACTAACATTCTCGCGTAAGGATCTGCCAATGCAGTCACCCAATTTTACAAGGTGGGTAATTGTTTTATCTCTCTCTTCGAATAAATTAGAAAACATATTTTTCTCCGTAAGGCTATGTCTAAGTTATATAGACTTTTTTATTTCTCTGTATTTGATTTTTGCTTTTGTTTTTCTAGAATCCTAGCTAAAACTTGTCTAGTCTCTTCGTCCTGAGTCCCTTCCATGACAAACTTTATACCATAGTCGGTGCTCTCGTTAGCTGTGGGAGGAGTATTTTCCGCAGGTTCTTGACCCGAAGCGCCTGTGGGCTCTGTCCCTCCTCCTTCAGCTTGAGCTTGCTGTTGAGCCGCATCATCTGCCTGTTCTTTCTCAACTTCAGCCTTCATTCTACGAATCTCTTCGTCGTTCATATCGTAGAACTCTTTGTAGATACTTTCCTTCGAGAACAATCCAAGGTTCATGAAATCACTGACAGCTTTGGTCTTTTGCTCATCAATGTCTAGCTTGCGCTTCTCAGAAATCTCAGAGGGCTCAGGAAGTTTAATTCTTAGTTCTTTAATAACTCCAGCAGGGAATCCCCTAAGCTGAAGGTGTCTTTTAGCCATGTTCTCAAGCCCAGTCTCAACATCAACTTGAACTCGCTGAATGGTTCTTGCAAATTTTACATCAAGCTGGGAAAGGTTGGCTTTTCTCTCTGGAGACTGTTCCTTTTCAACAATATAATCCTTAGGAATCTTGAGTCCCGCTAGAAGCTTATCTCGATAGTATCTAACGTCTTCAATCTCACCTAGATTCATAGCCCCTGGGAGTGTGTCAATTTTTGTTCCTCGACCATTCTTGGTTGGAACAAAAAAGTCCTCATCCATTGACATTGGGTTATATCTAGAATCCACAGTACCCTTTGGACTATTGTAGAACTTCTCTTTCTTGAACTTTTGTTTGATACGCTCGATGAACATTTCAGCCTTGCTTGTAGGCAGGTTTCCTGTGTCAATGTAGAAAATTCTACGCTCAGGTGCTCTAGACAGGCGGTAGATCATCATGGCGTCTTCCATCATCTTGAGGGATCTAAAGACTCTATGGCAAAGAGCCGCAATGCTTTTTCCGTAAGGATAGAAGATAGGATCTGACGTATGAAGTCTGAAGTGGACAATCTGATTCTTGTCAAGCTCAATATACTTGACAGGTCTATTTTGATTGGACTGGCCGACTTCCGCATATGAGAGTGATTCTGAATTAGGTATTTCTTGCAAGAACTTTTTTAAGTATCCAAACTCATTCTCAACTCTTAGGATCCAGTTCGGGTTCAAGATCTTAATTTTCTTAATACCTTCTACAGGCTTATTAACATCTAAAATAAGTTCAGTAAAGCAGTCGCCATACTTCACGGTGTTCCGAACAATGTCCCAAATATACTTGTCCAGACGTATTTGAGTAAAGAACGACTCTACCTCATCGACAACCATCTCATTGTCGGATTTAACTTGCCAACGCTGTCCGCGTAAGCCTCTTTGAGTTGAGTCGTCAGCGTAGATATCGAAAGCAGCACCAATCTCTGGATACTCATCCATCTCCTCGTACTCTTTGTATCTACGGCGTCTGTTTAGCTCTAGTTGTGGAAGGATTGGGTTTCTGCTAACTCCACCAACTGCTGGCCCACCATCAACAGAAAGATCTTTAATAACCTCTGTGGATATTACCGTATCACCTGTCTCTGGAGTGACATTTCCGTCTATCGCCGCAGCGGCAGGGATCTGAGCTTTTGTTGCAAAGAATTTTGCAAAAAATCTACCGATTGGGCCTGAAGGAGTGTAGTAGGACCCCGCCCTATTTTGTGTACCACCAAAATTGGTGTACCCGCTCTCATCTATTTGTTCTTTTACTTTATCAGCCATCTGTAATCTTCCTCGGCTATATGACCCGCAGGAGTCTTGAATCTATGTTTATACATCTTCGAGGGAAGAGGCATTCTCTCATTTTTATCTAGCCTTGTCACAAACTCCATAGGAGTCGAATCAAGTAAGTTTTTGTAGACATGCACCGCAATAGCCAAACTCATGACCAGATCGTCGTGATGATTTTTCTCAGCTTGAGCCTTTCCATTCTCTGAAATGATAAAGGTCATTAGCTCATCACAGGTCCTGGTAGAGTTTACTTTTATAGCGTCAGTCCTCAAAGCTTCTTCTAGCTCTGCTAGAACACTTTCCCTGTTCTTAGCCGTTACCTGAAATCCAAGTTCGTCCCTATCATCAGACCACAAGTTCTCATACTCGTAGTTATTATACAGCCAGTCGATAAGGTTGTTTCCGATAGTGTTTCTCTCAGCTACAACAGTCGCCACGTTGTATGCCATACCTTCGTTAAATATGATCTTTGCAAAATCATTGATAGAAGTTTTATTTGAGTAGAACTCAGCCACCTGCTGACCGTTATACATGTTGATTACATGGAACGCAGAGTAGTCTCGATCTCTACCCAACGATGTATCACAGGATATTAAGTACGAATAATGAGGCTCAGGGTCTTGCCATACTCGCATTCGGTTGTTATACTTAGTGTAATACTCCTCGCTGGTTTGGGCTGAGATATTCTTGAGAACTTCACCTTCTACGAAGGTATCACCCGTGCCTAGGAAACTGCACTCGTACTCTTGCAACCATTGTTTCGTGGGCATGTTGGCCCTAGTGGTTTCTTCCCACTTGTGAATGTCTAATTCCTTCTCGGCCATCTGCTCATAGAGATGCTCAAACCCAGGAGTAAAGTTATACTCTGGGTGTTCTTGCCAGCGAATGTCTATGGGGTGGAAGGAGTTTTCCCCGTCCAGAGCTTTTTGATAAACTTCATGATACCAGTTACCGATACCGTTGACAGTAGAAAGCACGAAAGCACGACCACCTGTAGAAATAATCGGATAAACAGCAGCCCAAATAGTATCAATATTTTCAATGAATGCAGCCTCATCAATAATTAGTAAGGATCCAGCAAGTGATCGACCCGACTGCTTACCAGAAGGTCTCGATTTAATAATTGAGTTAGTTTTTAGTTTGAGTGTATGCTTGTTATCTTCTATAATCCCTGGCTTTAAGAACTCAGGAAGTTCATCATACATAAGTTTGATTCTATCAAGTACCTCGGTAGACTCGGCGTCACCTTTGGAAAGAATAACAACTGATTTGTGCTTCTGAAAGATAATGGTCCATAATGACCACCCAGCAGCAATCGTAGTACAACCTGCCTGACGGAACTTGCGGAGGATATTGAATCTATGCTCTTCAAGATCTCCAAGTATCCTTTCTTGGAATGGATACAGCTTGAATGGAACTAACCCACGAACTGGGTGAGTTACCTTGATATAATTGGAGATAAAGTATGAGGGATCGTCCGCACACTTCTTAAATTCTTGTAATAATTTTTGATTTTCCATAAACAGCTAAAAACCACTATCATATTATAGTGTATGAAGATATACGCTATTTTATGTACCCGAGACGCAAACAAGGTCACCAAAACGACAGTTGATTTAGTTGAATACTTGAAATCCTGTGGAGTCGGCCTTTTTGTCAACTCTGGAGCTACATCTATCTTCAAAGCGTACCAGCAAGCGTTTGAACAGGCTAATCCAGACGATGAAGATATTATAATCTTCTGTCATGATGATATCGTAATACGAGATGAACCAGAAGAGTTCGTAACGAAGCTAGTCAACTTATGTAGTCTCCCAGAGACAGGCTTTGTTGGCCCTGCGGGAACTACTCACCTTTCAGAGAACGCCGTTTGGTGGGATCAGGATATTTGGAGAGAAGGCAAGCACAGGGGCAAAGTATATCATCTAAATAAAGTAGGAGAAGAATATATGACCTACTATGGTGAGCCTGATGATGTTGTGGCTCTCGATGGTCTATTCTTAGCCGCCAAAGCCAAAATAATTAGGGATGTGGGGCTAGAAAAGCCAGACCACTTCGAGGGCGAGTGGGATTTTTATGATATTCACTACACCACCTCCGCATTTCTGAAAGGATACACCAACAAAGTTCTAGATATGAACATTCTACACAATTCTAGAGGAGAATTGGTGGGTAGAGACTCCTGGCACAAGAATAGAGAGGCATTTATTTCAAAAAATGACCTTCCGATCAAGATAGAACTGTAAAATGGACAAAATTATCGGATATACAGGAGGAGTGACCCGCGAAAACCGTTGGCCGCACCCGATGAATGAGGATTTCAACAAAATTATCCGAAATTCGGTCAGGATTTACGGCGCGGGCAGGAAAGAAGACTCAGAACTGTTGAAAAACGCGAAAAATTACCTGCACTCGCGCATCCAGGGCCTCATAAATCACAAAATTAAGCGTGATACCGAGCAATACTACCAAGCCATGAAGCTTTCTATCGTTCATGGCTACAATAAGAGCGAACAAGAGCGTCAAAAAATGATTGGCGAGTCCAGCTTTGTATTATTTGTTGGAGATTGGCGCGACGATGATGATTGCACGGCTCAATACAAGCTCGCCAGGATGTACTCTAAGCCGATTTTTGAGATGCAGTACAAGGCTAGTATCCCTTTGGAGAACATCGTTCGATATTTGCAGCCTGTAAGGCCCATCAAGGACACTTATTGGGATCCGAGTAAGATGGATGACGTTCTTATTTACGAGACGCCACAGGGCCTCCTAGAGCTTATAGACGGAAACCACCGACATGAGTTCGCAAACCGTGTCGGTGGTGTCCAATATCTTAGCGGATGGGTAATAAAAGAGGTTTAGTCTTCCTTCTTTTTACGGACGGTACGCTTCTTAGGCTTCTCTTCAACCTCTTCTACCACAGGCTCAACAACCTTCTCTACTACAGGCGGCGCGGGGACTTCAACAGGGAATCTTTTCTCAAGCTTTCTCCGAAGAACTCTTGCGTGTCCCGACTTGGCAGGGAGTGCAGCTAGTTTAGCCTCTATCTTTTCTTTTGAAATCATTTTGAACTCCTAGTTTCTTTCTAGATTCTTTGATGAAAAACCAGCGGAGCTTTTTCTTCGCTTCCGCCAGCTTCTCAAAATATCTAGGGTCTTTGTTTCTAAATCCCTTGTTCTTTCTTTTCAACTATCTAAGCTTTTCGCGGAAAATTACAGAGCTACCCTACGGATAACCTCACCAGTAACCCCGTCAATAACCACTTCCTCACCAGGGCAGTGAAGATCAATTTTCTTAGAAATCTGCTTACCGTCAATCTTTGGTAGAAGAACATTTACCTTAACTCCACCAAGTCCGATGCAGTTGCGAAGACGAATAACCTTGGTCTTGGTGTTACCCATTTGACCGTAATCTTTGTCGATAGTAACAAAAGGCATGGTGTGGTCTCTAGCAATGAAGCAAGAGTCCTCAATGATAATCTCATCCACAGAGCGTAGAGAAGCCATAGCTCTATCACCTTTCGTGAAATCAAACAGGCAGTTCTTAATATGAACTAGCTCCATCATGTTCTGATCCTTGAGATCGGGGTTGCCTTGAGCGTGAGTCACAACCAGACCACCAGTAGACTTCTTACCGTCCGAACGAGCTTCAGGCCAGTCAGCGACGAATGAGCAGTTCTCAACCAGCAACGTACCTGGGAACTCGCTTGTACCCGCATCGAAGTAGGTTGCATTGAAGCTGGGACGGTCGCCCTTGTAGGCATTATCAACGAAGTGACAATCTCTTAAACTGTGGTACGGCTTCGCTGAGTACGGAAGGGTGTCCGCGTCATACTGTTGATAGGGAAGCTCACGGTGAGCAAACTGAACTCCTTGAGAACCACAACGTAGGAACGTGCATTCATCTACCTTCGTCCCCTCATAGTTCGATACATAGAGACCATGCTCTCTAGGAATGTCAGTAAAATCACATTGTAAAAACTCACGCATAGAAGCGTTGAACTCCCGCGTACCCCACTTAAGCTGTCTAGCCAACTCAGGACGAAGCTCAGGAGATACTCCAATGTTCTTCCAAGTGTATACACCAGGACGCTCAGGGAACTCCTTATGAAGGTTAGAAGACCATTGGTTATAGCCCTTGGGAACAACAGACTCAAGGTTCTCTTTAAGAAGATTACCCTCCTTCCAATCACCTCTTCTAACATCTCCAATCGCTCCAACCAAGGTTCGAGGCTTTCTATTAGCCCTCATCGCGGGCAACGCCACTACCTTGTTCTGCTCTACCGTGTTACGAGCACAACGAAGCGCCATGAACTCATACGAAGGAGGATCAATCGGCTCAGGCTCAATCGGTTCAGGCTCAGGCTCAATGGGCTCAGGGTCCACAGGCTCAGGCTCTGAATACTCACAACTCTCCAAGATAGCACGCGCTCTCTCGTAATATTGTTCTAACAAATCATCTAGTGCTCTGCACTGTCTCTCATTATCTCTCATGTCTTTCCTCCATTTGGATCAGTTTGATCTAGACGCCCTCGGTACACAGCTACCGCACGGCCCTGCCTCGTTAAAGAGTTCTTCTGCTCATCTGACCCAGGCTTCGCAGATCTAAAATCAGATCTAGACTGATCAAGCTTTTTCTTAGCCTTCACCGCGTGCTCTGTCGCTTTAGTGTCCGACATGTCTCTACGGTAAACCTCAGCTAAAACAAAGCCGATACGCTTATAGGATTCTCTCAGTTCACTTCTCATGGGTCATAGGCTCCGAAGCTTTTGGTTTGTTCTGATTCAACTTTTTGTTAGCAGCTATCAAATCTTTTTGGTATCTAGGATTCTTAGGATTGGTTTGGATTGCTTTAGCCGCCATCGCGCCCTGCTTTCTAGCCTGTTCAACTTCTTTTCTAGCATCCGATACATCCTGATCAGGCTTGATTAAAGCATACTCGGCTATAACAAATCCAAGACGCTTGTAAGCTTCCCTTACACAGGAACCCTTGCTATAGGGCGTTGATCCTGGTGCGGGCTTGTACCCACTCCAACAACGACCCTTCTTTTTCTTAGCTTCTACCAAGCGTTTCAAGTATTTCATAACAAACTCCAAGTTCTATTATTAGATAGCTCAGGAGTCCCTAGGAGTCCCAAACTTTTTATTTTTTGAGACACGTTAAAAGTAATAGGAGTCCCTATACATGGGTGCGGCTAGTCCGAATATGGGACCCTACGACGCGATATTTTCTGAGCGTTTTCTGGATGTACCCCTTGCATATACTGGAGAGCATGTTATAATAGGGGCATGAACAGCAAGACGATCACCATCGCCATCCTCTTCCTCATTGTTGGCCTTGTCTACCTTGCCGATGCCAAGGGACTGATGGAAGAGACGATCAAGCCGAGCGACAAGCCGAAGGCTCTGAAATCTCAAGGTATTCTCCTTGGTGCCCTTGCCATCCTTGGCATCTTCTGATAGACTGTACACCATGATCAAAGCACTCACTGTCGTAGCCGTTGCATGGCTGTTCCTCCCTGCTATCCTCATCTGCATTAGGATTGTGTACGCTATCCTCAGCAGCATCCCCACCATCTTCTGATACAACACACATAGGGGGCAGCGGGCGCATCGCCATAACCCCCTGTCAGCACAGCACTTACACACGAAAAAAACTACCTCAGAACGGACAGAGAACTAAAGAAGAGCCCCCTGAATGGTCGATAATATAGTATAATGGCACACATGAACGAACTAGTCTACACTGTGGTCGAGGGCGAAGACAACTATGGCTTTGGCAGCTTCAAGCTGTTCGACAGCGAGGCGAAGGCTAGGGCCTATGCTGAGGGCAGGAGGGAGCGACTCGCTCACCCGTCTATGGATTGGGTCGAGGAGGCCCTCACGGGTTCCATTGCCAACTGGCGTCAGGGATGCGACTACATGACCATTTTCATCCAGGAGGTCGAGTGATGATCGG